GAGTGTTCAGAGAATGGAGAGAACGGGGAAGTGTGGGATTATCGTGATGTAGACGATGATATGAAAGCCCCAGAAAGAGAAGACTCCAAAATGGCTTTTATGAAAGTCAACCCAGAGGGAGAGGAGTGGAGATTTGCTAAGTGGCTATAGCTAACAATTGATCAACAATTGGGATCTCAAGTACCCAAACACCCAAAAACCCCACGATATAAGGGTTTAACTACATTGAATATACCTTGGGGTGGTAGGGGTCGCAGGTTCAAATCCTGTCGCTCCGATAGACGCAAAAGCCAGATTCTATAAAGGGTCTGGCTTTTTCCCGTCTGATGGTTGATAATCTTCTATTAGACAAGATTAGACAAAATTAGACAAGATTAGACTGATTATTGATCATCAATTGTGACTCAGAAGAAAGCACCCAAGGGAAGCGTACAGGTCAAAACTACCATCAGTTCGGCGGGGGTGGGGTGGCTCCGGCTGGTTTGGAGTCACCAGGGCAAAAGATATTTTTTGAGCTTAGGATTGGAGGATAATCCCCTAAATCAGATGGTGGCTCAAAGACTCGCGCTACAGATTCAGGGTGACTGCGCCACGGGAAACTTCGATAGCTCCTTGATTAAATACAAACCGCAATCAGAAATAGAATTGAAACCCGTCACGGTTTCAGTTGTCGGGCTAATTGAACGGTATTTAATTTTCAAACAGCAACAAATTGAATCAGAAACGCTATACAAATACAATCATTTCTTGCCTAGAATCCGAGAATATTTTGGTAACAATAGTTTAACTGAAAAATCCGCTTTTGGCTTTCGTGATTGGCTGCTACAACACAACGAACCCGCCACAGTTAGGGAAAGAATTGTATTCTTAAATGCTGTTTATGAGTGGGGGATTAAGAAGCAATTAGTTGAGGTCAATCACTGGACTGAAGTATCGGTTAAGGTTCCCCCAAAAAGAAGATTAAAACCATTCTCAATTGAAGAAATAAAACGGATTTTAGAAGGGTTTGCAACGGATCAATATTATTCCCATTATCTCCCTTATGTTGAGTTTTTACTGGGTACAGGTTGCCGCCCGGGTGAAGCAAACGGGCTACAGTGGAAACATATATCAGAAGATTGTGGAGAGGTTTTAATTAGCTGTAAATTAACGGTATCCGGTGAGCGGAAATCGACTAAAACTAATCGCGATCGCTTAATTCCACTTCCCCCTCGCCTTCAAAATATTCTCAAAGCAATCCGTCCGATTGACCCCGACCCGGAGGCTCCGGTTTTTGTCTCCTTGACTGGATTGCCAATTGATTCCCACAACTTCAGGAATCGGGCTTGGAAACAGGTTTTAGCTAAGGTTGGCGTGGAATATAGAAAGCCCGGAAACTGCCGTCATACTCTGATTTCCCACGGGTTATCGCAAGGGAAAAGCCCTGCTGAAATGGCAGAACTCGCAGGGAACAGAATTGAGACTATTTACAATAATTATGCTGGGAGCGTGATCCACCGACCATCATTGCCTGAATTATTCGTCGATGACGAATAAATTCCATAATCTGTTATAAACTGGTGAATAGTTATATGAGGTTGTTTTTATGGTAAGACCCCACGAACACAGGCAAGAAATCAAAGCCAGACTCAAACCAGAAGATAGGGAGAAGTTGAAAGCCCTCGTCGTTGGCATGGGTTATCGTTATTGGAGGCAGGACTCACCGGAACCCGCATGGACTGAGTTTTTGGAGGCGATCGCAACGGGCGATATAATTCTTTACAAAAAAGTCGGGGGAGGGGGTTGACCTTTTGGGATAAGTGGGGTACAGTTATAAGTGCAGAAGGTTAAAAGTTAAGCAAGTAAGGTGGCTGCCCTACTTGCTCTCAAGTCAATCATTTTAGGTCAATTAGGAGTATACCATGAAAGTTAAAGTCTATTTCAATCTCCATAAGAGATGTTTTTCGGTAGTCGCCCTTGAAGGTGAAAATAAGGGGCGGGTAATAGCCCACGAAACAGAAGTTAAATTAATAAATGCTACATTCAAAGTTTCTGAAGCCGGACGGCAACGGGTGATCCGAGAGCAGCGTAAAAACGTCCACGCTTGCGTTGTAGGAACATTGACTGACACAGTGAAAAACTGTGATCAAGCTGTTACTTACAACCCCTACAAATACAACTCATTTGTGTTTAAAAAGGATGAATCCCCTGTGTTGACGGCTCAAAACGTTTTGCTAATCAACAAGCAAATTTTTATCAACTAAACAGGAGGATATTATGATTTATCGCATTACACGGGTCAAAACTGCGCCCAACAAGGCAAACAGACAAGGGTATTACCTCGAAGCCCTAAATGAACTAGAGGCTTTGACAAGGTTTTATACCCAATTCCCTGATTTTGTAGGGGAAGAATTAGAGTTAGAGGAATGGAATTAAAAGACCTCTAATTCAACTTAAAACTAACCAGGGAATATAAACCCCTGGTTTTTTGCTGTTTATCTAATCACAGGGACAGGAATAATCCCCATCAGAATGCCAGATATTTCCTGAGTTATTCGGGTAGTTGTTTGCGTTGCGTTAATCACAATCCAGTTATTCTCCCTCGCCAATTCAAGATATCCAAACCGAACCCGATCTAAAAAAAGCAAGTCTCGTTCAACCTTGTCCAGAGGTTTGTCGAGATCGCGGCGCACCGCCACCTCAACAGGACAATCGAACAAAATCACCATATCGGGATCAATTCCCCCCGTCGCCTCGTGATTTAGCTTCCTTAAATTATCTAAATTAAGCCCGTGCCCATACCCCTGATAAGCAAGAGTTGAATCCGTGTATCGATCGCACAATACCAAATCAGAATCTTCTAACAAATATCTAATCGTGGGATTGTGTTTAATCCTATCCTTCAGGATTAATTTAAGCTGCTGCTCCGGTGTCAAAAGCCCATTCTTTAATTCAAACCGAACGTCATAATCACAGGGTTCTCTTGTGATGTAAAACTTTAACTTTAACGCCGTGAAATGGTCGCAAAGTTTTCTGATTTGGGTTGTTTTGCCACTGCGGTCAATGCCTTCAAAAGCAATCAATTTACTCATTTCATCCTCATCCAATTTTTAATCAAATCATCTTTAATCATATCTTGCCGTACTAATTGAATTATATATTCTCTAGCTTCCTCCAGTGTCAATATATCCACATTACGTTTAATTATCGCAAGTTTAAATTCTTGCTCCATTGTTAGCTGTGTTGGTTCCATTTCCGTTGTTATAAGAATATCAACACATAGATTATATCAAAAAATATTTTGATTTTTATATCTCTTTAATACAGAATCAAAATATTTTTTTGATTTACCTGTTGCCAATTGCTCCTGATAATGGATTTAATTTGCCAATGCGTATTCTAATATTGCCTGATAATCAGGAAAGTGATAGGCTATTTGACCCCCAAGGAGTGAGAGTTCTTTTAGTGCGGATGCGTATCTATCCTTTGTTGGTGAATTCATTTTTTATTAATGCTTACTTAGGTTTAACCCCTCTAAATATTTAGAGGGTTTATTTTTTGATTAGCTCATGCTCAATATAAACGCCTCTTGTTCCTCAATGACTCGCCATTCCTGTCTATCTTCTTCGAGCCAATTGATATTTTTAGCTAATTCGGCACAGTACATCGCCCGTTTTTGTTCAACAGTCCATCTAGGGAGCGCGAAGGCATCCGTAAACAGATCCGCGTCGGATGATAAGGACTGATAAGCTAACAACGCCACGGCTTTCATTTTGCCCTGTTGCGCGGCGTAAATCTTGAGCCGTTGCCAGTCCGAGAGGGAGATCGTCGTTGCCTTTGTGCCACCGCCGTTGATGGAATCTAGTTCTGCCTCAACCGGTAAGCCGGTATAACCTATACCCTGAAGGGCTTTGAGTGGTAGAAACCTTTATTCCGGTTCGTAGGTTAAAACAATACCCATATCTTGACAATGAGACTCTACCAATAAAATAAAATCTGGACTCGCGCATCCAAAGAAGTGAATCCGTTTTTCATGCTCTGGATAATACTTTCCATAACAGAAAACCTGTCCTATAGCTTCTTTCCATCGTTTCCAATCTTTGATCTCGATTAATTGAGTGTCGGTTAAAATGTCGATTCTCCCAGCTAATGTTGAGACTTCGAGCTTTGCATTGAGTAAAGTTTTTGCCAGTTTCTTCTGTATGATCTTCTCGACTTGATTAGGGTTTAATGTCTTTTTAATTCGAGGCTCTAACGATGTTGCACGTTCTATCTTTGAGTTTTTTGTTAGTAATCTCATGGCGTCTCTTTTTCCCTCAGATGCAGCAAAAGATATTAAGACATCAAAATCTGACTGTGAAAGCGTCTGAGCGCACCGACCACCGCCATTAATACTTTCACATACTACAGGAATAAACTCGCCCGTATAACCCATTCTTTCTAATGTCTTCGAGGCTTTGCCAACCCTGCTAGTGATCTGAGTCAACCAGTTTTCCGCATACCCTAAAGCCAAACTCGCCCCAACCATCCCAACTCGGAACTCGCCATTGGGCATCATGTACCCATCAACAGAAATTCCTTCTACATATTCGATAGTTGCCCGTTGTGATTTAATTGTCATTGTGACTATTTCCTTAATTAATGGTTACGGCTCCTGGGTGCGACGAACACCGCGAGGAGCATTTCTATTATTAATTATATCAATATTTTATTAGTTTGTCTGTTAATTAAGCCACGTCAAACAAACTTAATTGCTTAAATTCCGGTTGTTTTAACTCCATGATTTCTAACTCTGTTTCTGAATATTCCCTGGGTTGGGAGATGCGATCGTGTGATACAATATAATCAGATTATTGGGTAACAACACAATGGAATATTATTTTGACACCGAGTTTATTGAAGACGGAAAAACCATTGACTTAATTTCTATTGGGATTGTCGCGGCTGATGGTAGAGAATATTATGCAATCAATGAAGACTGTGATTTTTCTAAAGCCCATCCTTGGGTTAAAGAGAATGTAATTACTCAACTACCAGAAAAACACCCTCAACCGCCACGGGAAAACGGATCTTCAGATAAGTGGGAAAAATCAAAACTATGGAAACCTAAAAGTCAAATTAAAGAAGATGTTGCTTTATTCCTTGGTTGTCGCCACTCATTCTACATTCCCAACCCTAAAAACTGGATCGAAAAACAATACTGGAAACTTCCTTTTGTAAATATAGAAACTAAAGTTGAATATATACTAGAAAAAGACACACCTCAACCTGAAATTTGGGCTTATTATGCCGATTATGATTGGGTTGCCTTCTGTCAACTGTTCGGCACTATGATGGATTTACCAAAAGGGTTTCCCATGTACTGCCGAGATATAAAACAACTCTGTGATGAACTTGGCAATCCAGAAATACCAAAGGACAGAATAGAACACAATGCCCTAGATGATGCCAGATGGGTTAGAAAAGCCCATTTGTGGTTAAGAGATTATCAAATCAATGGAGTCCGGTGATACAGCAAATAACAGGATTCACAAGACAAGAAACAATTCAATTAACTAACTGCACATCCAGTCGGATTGCTTATCTGGAAAAGATGGAGTTAATAATTCCCACTCGGTACGGGGCAATTGGAGGCAAGCCAACGGTTATATTTAGCTATGGGCAATTGCTAGGGATTCAGGCTATTCGAGAATTAAGACTAGAGGATGTTCCATTGCCAACGGTAAAAAGACTCATTACCTTTTTGGAAAATGCCAGTTATGCCGATATTTCAAAAGATAAATTATTGATCGCAATGAACGATGATATTTTTTGGACTCAGAAAGATTGGTCTGATTTTGCCAACAATATGCCAAAAAGCCTCAAGAAAGCCAGTAAGGAGAATAAGAATATTTCTTGGTACATATTGATAGTGATTCCTATGGGAGATATTATTGATGAAATTTTTAATACAGCTAAAAAAATCAATTTTCAGGATTTCCAACAGAGAATAACTTGCTAAACTTCAAAACAATCACCGTGAATAATTTGATTAAGCATAATAATATTAATTATTTAGTCTATCAATATTATAATACAAACCCAATATCTTCACCAATAAAAATAACCCAACAATCAATAAGATTCCTGGGTTAGTATCGTCCAATTTCAATCAGTGTGCATCATTATTATAACATCATATTTCATAATCAATCATTGCCGAAACCAAAGGTTTTCTTTCTGGAAATAAATCTTTAATTGACCTGACAGCATCAGTATAACACTGACCGAGATATGTCCCATTATCCGTAAAACTAGCGCGGGTCTCGGCAACAGCCCACCATCCAGACCGACTCCTGAACTCAATATACCAATAACCATAGTCGGTATTTTCTCCCGTTGTTTGGGATATTAAATTATTTAATTGTTCCGTTCTTGTTCGCATTCGCAACATCATTTCCTCTCTAATTTTCCCTTGAAGTTCCCAGATATCTTTTTTTATCATGTCGTTCATCTGATTAGCTAATCTCATTTTATGCCCTGAATCCGTAATATCCTCGTATTCGCTTATTAACATTTGCAACAACTCAATATCCATGTCATCCCACCTCAAAAGTAACAACGTTCCACTTTAATTCTACCTGTTCCCCAATCCATTTGTCCATACACGAATTAACAAAAACTTGATAATCTCCCCTAGAATTTAGCCAAAGTTTAGGGTATTTATCCTTCAATTCCTTAATCGTGAAAATCTCCTCAGATGCCGTTACCTCCCTGTTGAGTGCTATTAACTTAATTATAGTAGAATTTTTCATAATAAAAAGGATTCTTTATTGGTCAGGATGGTGTTTAACACTTTTTTTAAACTTATTAATAACTGCAATAGCTTTTTTATATTCTAAATTCAACTTCTGATTTTTTTCTTGTAATTCAGCTATTTGATTACTAATACTTGAATTACTCTGCTCTTGTAATATGGTTAACTTTTCCTTTAAGTTAATATTCTCGGTTTCGATTTTGCGAAGATTGGTTTCTCTGTATTCAATCTCCCTTTCAAGAGTCTTAATTTTCCCTTGAAGTTCCACAATTATTTTAGCATTTTTAATATCAAAAATTCGATTAATAGCAATCCCGATCACGCTACTACCACTCAATAAAATACCAGTGAACCCCAGGACAGTTTGGACGGTTTGGTCTGGTGGTGTGGTTGTAGTAATCTGAAGAAAGGTCAACATATTAGGACTTATAGGTATACTTTATAGATAACACAATTCCCACAAGAGTTGAGAAAAAATTTCCGCAAATTAAAGCAGAAATATTCCCGTTTTGTTCAATTCCTATGGCTCCAAAAAAACCGAGAACAAACAACACTGAAAGGATGTGGCAGATATTCAATAGCAAATAGCAAGCCACCCAAACCGGAGAACTAACGTAATGATTTTTTTTCAACTTATAAACAAATACCCAACAAATCACACCGCTAATCCCCACCCCCAACATAAAGGCGTTCAGGAAGTCGATGCTTTCGTTTACGAAATAAATGGAAGTTTTTGGCGGGGTAAATATCACCCCAAAAAACCCCAATAAAATCATCACCAAGAAATGATGATTAAAAAACAATGCCTGACCGACATACTTAATCTTAAAAACTGGTTTACTGTTGTATCTCTCGTATTCAATCAACGTCGGGAAAGTCCTGTTTTTTTCTCTTTCTTTCCTTGAGTTTTTTGTTCCGTTCATAGTAATGCTCCCACACCAAAAACAACGATAGAAAACTGATAAAAACCTGAATAACTAAAGTCGAAACTTTGATATATCCAAATTTTTGATAGCCAAATTTATTTAAACTATCAAATATCAGCATTATACCACTGTTAATCAATAGCGTTGAACTCAAGTATTTATTTAATTTTCTATCATCAAAAAATAAGAAGATGCCATTAACAATAGAAATTAGTCCGGCAAAAAATAGCAGGAGAATATAGCCAGAATTGTCGATTGTCAATGGCATATTGTTATTGTACTAACGGGTCGTTGTCCATGGATTCAAGTGCGACTAATTCCGCGTCTAATTTTTCTTGATATTCCTTCTCAAAGGCATCAATGAAAATAGGGACAAAAGCCTCAATAGCATCGTGCAGCCCTGGATATTTAGCCAACGGAATCCTAATGATTCCGCTTTTATTCGTTGGGATTGTATGACCCGTTTCATCGTCAACCATGACGATTACATAACAGGCTTCAATATATTCCCTATTAACAATTCCAGTTTGAGGATTTGCAGTTTCAAACTGTTGACGATAGACAATTCTATGCTCTTGGTAACTCATTTTTATGCTCCTATTAATCCGTGAGTTGTCAAATCATCAATCAACGCTTTTACTCTTTCAGCTAATTGTGGAAGAGTTACCGTTGAAGTTGCAAAAGTTGTGCGAGTAGCGGTTCCCGTAGGGGCAGCCCATCCCGTTCTTCGGGCGGAAACAACTTGATTAGTCCCAACAACAAAAGACGTTGCTTTTGCCGACCCATTAACATCTAATTGTTGCGATGGGCTAATAGTACCAATTCCTACATTATCATTATCTAAAATAGTGAAGGGTATTGATTTAACAGCATTATTATTATAAGAGTAAATATGAAAACCATTTTGCAAGCTCCCCCCCGCATTTGTTGATTTCATATTATAGAGAACGTATGAGGTGCTAAGTCCTGCTTCTGTTTTTCCAAGGTTACTGATTTCGATAGCAGCTGTATACTCCAGACTTCGTAACCTTAAAGCACCCGTTACAATACCACCAGCCAAAGGAAGGTATGTGTCGGGAAGTCTGGCAGCACTCAAGGTTCCGGTTGAAATATTAGAAGCATTTAAACTGGTTAGTCCGGAGCCATTCCCGTTCAACGAACCAGCAAAAATCGCTCCCGTAATCCCCAAACTAGCTGCACGAATCGCGCCTGTAGTGGTAGAAGTTGATTCTGCGGTACTATCAGTTGACACAACACCTCTAAGGTAAGTGTTGGTAATATTTGAATCACCAAGCGTAACCGTGTTTGAGCCATTCCCTGTGGCGTTAAAACCGAAAACATTTTCATTGGTTGCATTTTGGGTTCCTTTTGTCGATGCACCTATAAAACAAGAGTTGCTTGATGCCGTGAGACCCGTTACACCATCGGCAATAAAACGCCCTGCACCAACTCCAAAACCTACCAAACTACTCCCTGTTGCATTGCTGAAAAGTGCACCAACTCCAACGGCAGTTGAATTATTCCCTGTAGTGTTATTTTGTAAACTCCCAACACCAACGGCAGTCAAGTTGCTCCCACTGGTATTGACACGGAGCGAATCCAAACCAACGGCAGTTAAACCATTCCCTGTGGTATTAGCTAAAAGCGAATTAACACCAACGGCAGTCAAATTAGCCCCTGTGGTATTAGCTAAAAGCGAATTAACACCAAATGCGGAGCAGTTAGTACCTGTGGTATTGGCCTGGAGCGAATTAACACCAAATGCGGAGCAGTTAGTACCTGTGGTATTGGCCTGGAGCGAACTAGAACCAACAACCGTATTTGAACTTACCCCCCCTGCTCCCCTCCCAACAGGAATTAGATTATAGGAATTTGCGCTAACAGTATTTGCAAAAATCGCTCCAGTAATCCCTAAACTGGCTGCACGAATCGCGCCTGTAGTGGTACTGGTAGAAGCTGTTGCACTGGTTGAAACCAAGTCACCCGTTACTGTGCCTCCTGGCAAGGGTAGATAATTATTGTTATCAATCGAATAATTACCATCACCCGTTTTCTTTAAGAATCCCGCAGTATCAGCTAATGCTTGAATGGCAATTAATTCATTTCCGATGCTGTTAGTTGAAACGGCTGTTATTTGTCCTTTCCCGTTGACAGTAACGACAGGAATTGAACCAGCACCGCCAAACGCACCAACATTACTATTAACTGTTGCCAGAGTTATTGCGCTTGAAACATTAGCTGAACCATCAAAACTAACAGAATAAGTAGCATCCCCCGTCGTTGAAATTGTCCGGGCGTTTGTTAGTTTTAACGCCTCCCCCGCCGTTGCCGAGCTTGATATTTCAACATAAACAGAACCTGACCATCGGTAGGTTTTGTTAGTATCTTCGGTGACATAAATTTTGCCAGCATCACCCGCAACCGGAAACGCTGCAAGGTTAGCAAAATTCAAGACATCATCAACATAGGATGGCAAAACCGATGCTGAAATTGTGCCAGACGCGGCGTTAACAGCCGTTAAGATTGTGTTGCTAGAAGTTAATGATTTTGTGAAATTTGCCACCGTTGGATCGGTTTCAGCTGTAATCACATTCCTAATTAATTGTCCAACGCCCATCTAAAACCCCCTTATTAGTTCAACGGATGCCCCTTCTGGAATAACGATTGTGATGGCGGGATGTCGCGCGGGTAAGCATGACTCCAAATTCACAATGTCGTTTATTCCATTTGTTGCTGTTTTTGTCAGCCCATTAATTGCTACAGTTCCGGTTAAAACAGTCATATAAACATAACAACTACCTGCGGGAATAGTTGTTGTGCCTGCTGTTAAAATCCTCCAATCTGCTGTTAAGTTGGTCGCGGGCAACTCAACCGGAATCCTGTTATTAGAAAGACTGGGAATCTTGGCGTTTACTGCTTCAAGGGTTGTTTCTTTAGCCAAGCCAGAGACATCTGTAGACCCCCCTCCCCCTCCCCCTACGCCTTCACTCGATATAGCACGATAAACCTCCCAGTAGGGAAGTGTCTGTGCAGGGTGTTCCAGTGCTTCTATTTGCTCTCTAATTAAAGCAGCCGCATCCGCTTGTTGTGTACTAATATCAGGCATTTTTCATAAAAATAAGTATTTATAAATAATTTTAACCCCTCTTTTATTGATTGCATTTTCAATTTAAGAAATTCCCACAAGAAGTGTGATTAGCACTTGACATATAGCGGGTCGGAGTATTTCACGAAATTATCCAAATACTAAAGCGTATTTTTTAGCTGAGTTTTCAATAAAACTCAAAATGTCAGAATCCATCTCTAAAATCCCTTGGTGAGAGATGGATGTCACAGTGTTTGTATAATAATATGCGACTGTGATCAAATAACTCCCATTCGCAAAACCTGAAGTCCCACTGATGGCAGTTACAGAGTCAATTACAGGGCTATACAATCCCAATTCTGAAACAGGAACAGTAGTTGCCACTCCGCCAGATCCAGTTAAAGTAATAGTTTGAGTCGCTTCGCCTAACTGCACTGGAGTGGTAAACTTATTCCCCCCTACCCAAATCCATATATCTGTAGCATTGAAGTTCCCTTTTGAATTTCCTGCTATGACATCAAGATAGTCGGATCTGATATTTGTGGGATGCGTTAATTTAATCTGCAATTGTATTGAAGAGCTTAACGTTACATTCCCTGCCACAATTGCTTTTCCGCAACCGTTCAATGTCCCGACCTTAGCTCTTAATGTTTGACCCGACCCTAGCTCCGAAACTGCAAAACAAGTCCCATTCCCGTTAATAGCAACGATTTGATTGGCAGTGTTGGCAACCAGCCCAAAGACACCACGCTCTCCCACACCAATAAATGATCTGCCATTTACTATTCCCGATCCTGATAAGGCGATCGCACTTAAACCCGTATCAGGGACAATCCGACGCAGATCCAACCCCGCACTAATCAAATTACCAATGATTGCAGCCACACCCGAATAATAGCCAACACGCTCCCCGATTGATAGACTGACTTCTATCTGGGCATTCTCGGCTACTCTCCCCCCTAAACTTGCCACGTCAACCTGAATCTCCACAGCAACTAGATAGGCATATCCCGATAGCAAATCTTTTTCTAAAATTAATCCCGAATTGTTGTTGGTATAAGTAATTCTTTGATTAATTCCCGTCATCTCCCCACCTCCAGAGGCGGAGGTATCCAGAGATCCATCGGTCAATTTGACGTATCCTAAAAATGTCAAATTGACCGCACCCGCACCAAAAAACAGATCAGTTAAGTCTGTATCCCCCCACGATATCCCTACTGATATGGATCTCCCCGCAAAATAGGGAGATGTCGTTTCGTTTCTTAGCCAAAATTTGACGGGCTCGGAATAACTTCTGTCAACTGCATAATCGGGACGGATAATAATTTCTTTTTGCTCATCTGTGAACTCAGAAAGCAACCTATCACAGCCGTTTACCGAACGAGTTGATGTAACTAAGGTTTGGAATTCTTGGGGATAAACCCTCAGCCACTGACTGTCTTGCCATTCTCTGATTTCTCCCCATTCGTCAACGTAAACCCGCATCCCGTCAATTTTATTAACAGGGATTTGAGAGGTATTCGCTACGCTTTTTTGGGTAACGAAGTATTCATTTTTGTTAAGTGTTAGCGTCCCAGGTAAAGTATCTGAAGCTGAGTAAGCGGCTATAACATAAGCAGCTAAATAGGTATTTGTCGGGGAGAATGACAGCACATAGGAGACTGGATCATACCCATCACAATTACAGTCAGGCACAATTACAGTCACGCCTTGACCTGTTGTTAAACTAATGGCTGTTGGTGGGGAATACAGGTTAAATCCTTGGCGGTTCCGCATCTGCCAATATAGAGATCCTGCTACCGAACCCGTTAGGCTTCCCGAAATTACCGAGACAACCGGAGCAGGAATTTGAGAGGGAATACCAGCGTAAGTCAGCATATTTTAACCTTGTACTCATTTAACCTTGTACAACTTGCCATTTTCCATTGTGTTTAAAGGCGATCGCCTTACCAGTAACCACGCCTTTGGCTACAAAACTTTTACCCATCCCAGAGAATACAGATCCACTACTCCCTAGGGGGTAAGCCTTGCCAATTAACACTGATTTGTTACGACCATTTAATCTACTTAAAGTCTGAGATGCGATTTGATTTACCGTCGCCATGCTACTGATTCCCTTAATGTTCTGGTTTGGTTTGTTGCTGTTACTGTTTTCCCTCTATATCTGCCCGTAATGGAACTTCCTGAAACATTCCAAGTTGGTTGTCCATCAGATAATATTTTAAGTAATTTAGCTGCTAATTCTCTTTCTTTTGGGGATGACATTCTTAATTTCTCCGACTGGGGACAGTTGGGGGCAAAACCCCTCCTAAAGTAATTATAGTGGCATTATTGTCTACTTTTGGATCTTCTCCTTGATTATTGTCCGAACCTTCGTTAGACGGGACGGTATCTTTTCTTGTCTCAACACGAATAGAACGACTTTCCCACAATCCCAGTGTCAACTTCGTGCCGTCCGTTTTGCAGATTGGATCTAATCCATAGGCATTTTGGCTTCCGTCATATTCCAGTGTGTAGGAAGCCGATAAGACTCTAAATCTCCCCCGAAATCTATCCCCACTGAAAGTGCAAAAATCTCCCCCTTCAATGTTCGGGAAGTGCCAGCTAACTGTCCGGGTTTCTTGGGTACTTTGAAGGGTGTTAATTGTAAGTTGAGTTTTGGCAGCTTTTTCTGCTTGACTAAGTGTAGAGGCAGCCCCAAAATTTAGACTTTCTCCCCCTTCTGATGCCCACTCAGGGATTGAATCAGAATAGACAAAGTATCGTTTTGTAACCCTACTTGTTATAACCCTACTTAGTGGCGGTTTTGGTTGTTGTTGCTCCCATGTTGTTTTCCTGTATTGAGCTTCTGGTGGCCTCCCTTGGATCTCTCGATATCGAATATTCTCAACCCCATCAACAAACCCTGCTCCCGATGCGGTTAATTCCACTATCTTCTCGGTTGAATATTCGTCGTTCTTTTTAGTCCAAATTGATTGATAATAGCTCTCCTCACCCGCCACCAAAGCGGGGAGGGGATCTTCTTCGGTTGAGTCAGGGTGAGCCATTGTTGCAATCGAAGACGCTTGCCTAGATTCTGTCCACACCAGCATTGGCTCTACAAAATCCATGTCGGCAGTAATTAAGCCCACTTTCAACCTTTGATTAGAACCCTCTCTTGGGGGTGTAACTTTTGAGAACATCATTCGCTGCATCTGCTCGTCCATTTCATCCCAAAAAACCCACTCAATGCTGTAGGGAACTGCATCCTGTTCATAGTCTGCGCGCATTGATTTTAGATAAAACTTAGTTTCATCCCACCTGTTTATTCTTTGAAATTTAACTACTTTCCACCAAGGATCAGGGAGTAGCCTTCCTGTCTTGACCAGCCCCCACTGTAGTCTTTCTTGACCTGGTGGGCCAACATAAACCCATCCCGGTATCATTTCTTCTATCATTCCCTCCCCACCAACAAAAATCATCTCACGGGTATCGGTGTCTCCTCCTATTTCTTCTTGTTGAAATCGGCTTAATTTCCATCCAGACGTGACAATACTTGTTAAATATTTAGCCTTTGAAGCCTTAAACTTAATCCCATCAAACCCCACACTTTCTACATAATCTTCATAATCTGGATGCACAACTAATTCATACTTTATTTCTTGTGTGTTTTGAGGTTTAGCAAGTGTGTAAATCGGTGAAACCACCTCCTGATAATAATAACGAGTTTCCTGATATTCGATTAGCTTCCAGAAGTTTGCCGGATTATAAATTATCAATCCATCGGGCGTTTCCACAAAATCTTTTAAATAATAAGCAAATCCCCACGTCTCGATAACCTCTCTGTCTGTTTGCCCGTCAATTGTATAAGTTGTTCTCCTGACTTTCTTGGGGCCGGATTGGTCTAAGTTGCTATCTAAACTCCTTAAAATAGTTGTTCCTTTTGGTGGGTTTGTTACGTCTTGGTCGTATTCATATTCGGTTTTAAGTTCAGGTTCTTTTTCCTCGAATTCGGGAGGTGAATTTGGGTCAACTTGCTCTTTGTTACTTTCCCTTGGAGTCCATGTCAACGCGGCTCCATTGTAATAGGGTGCGACTCCTAACTGGTTAGATCCGTCCGCTATTTGTTCTCCCCAACTAAAACTATAAGAAGAGCCAGAATTGATATTCTTCAATCCGACAAACTGCCCATAATGGACGTAACAGCCTTGTACTAAGGCATATTCCCCAAGTACGTCATCCAGGGAAATCATAGAGTCTTCGCCAACTTCATCAATGAAGATGTTAAACCCACCAGACAAATTGACCCCCGCCTTGGATGCCAACCGACTCGCCGATAATGTCCCCGTGGCAATATTAACCAAAGGCTTGATTTTCACCGACCGTGAACAGTAAACCTTCCACCATCCTTCTAGGTTGATTGAGACAGTATAAACATTTATTTTCTGGGTTCCTTTATATAAATATCCAGTTCTTTCGTAGCCATAACCGCCATCGGGAGCAACTCTAAATGGAATCCCATCTATGGTGATTCTTGTATTCCTTGAAGGATCATAAACCTGCTCGTAACTGCTAATATCTTCTTCTGTAATCCCTTCATAGGTAATTGAGGCACTGGGATGATCTTGGAAACTTTTTGTAACAGTTAATGATCCCAGTTTTATCGGAACTGGAAGGTCAGGGGGATTTTTGACAATATTACTTTTAAATAATGGACGGGAAACAATAGGCATAATATCAAGTGATTAATTTTAAAGATTGAATGGCATCATCCCAGAAAAACTGACCAGGTGTAAATTCTCCCTGTTGCTCAACAAACCGTCTGCCTCTCCATTCTACATAATCAATAAATCCCAAGTTCTCCCCAATATTAAAAACATTGAGTTGACCAATTAGCTCCTGAGGTGCGGTATATTGCCCTGTCATCTCCAAAGTTTCCCCTCCTCTAATCCGACAGCAGGAATTAGAGCAATCAATCACAACTCGCTCCCCTACTTGCCCAAAATTAAGAGGGACACCTCTATTTAAAACTTGAGACACAATCATTCCTGAAGGAACGGTAACTATCAACTCACACATTACCCTGGGGATAGGGGCGTTAAATTCTATGGTTAAATTAATACTATCAGGAACGGTATTAGTCGCAAAATAGACAGTAGTATTTTGTAAATAGAATCTTTGCCCAGTCAATCTATCTGGGTTTGTGGCTTGAATAAAATTGTTTATCCCGACCCGTAGAACAGCTAAAAAAGGCAGGTTTATTTTATAAAGGGTAAAGACGGCATCAGGGGTTGTTAGCTCTGTTGGGGAAGGGTTAACGCCAGGGTATTTGTGAAATGTTTTAGTTTGAAATAAAGGAGCTAATGTCTGATTTCCTTGTGCAGACAAAATAGGAGCCGATAAATTAAATGGACTCAGGATTGTTGCGGGTAAGTTAGAATTAGAGAGCGTGAACATAAAAAATTAATTTAACTACTAATATTATCCCGTGAATTATCGCCAAGAATTAAAACAGACCATAGAATTGTTTGTCCCTCAAGTTGAACAAGCATTTCTCAAAGCATTCTTTCTAAAAGACCTCGATTTTGGGCGGGATTTAATGGTGGGGGAGCGGACGGGTGCGATAGATTGGTATACCTCTGACCTGGGATCTCTTGTAGGAAACGTGATGATTTCGATGGGTTGTAGCTCCCGATTAAATGCCGAGATAGAAAAAGCAACCGAGGCGATTTATGCCAGACACGGGATATTTTCCATCAACGAGGAGGTTGTTAGAGCCATAGAGCTTTCAACCGCCAAGGTACAGCTAAAAGGGGAAGTTAACGCTACAACAGTGCAACAAACTTCTTCTCGGCTCTGGGTAGCAATTTCCACGTTTCAAATTGACTGTTTTATTGGGTTGTGATCTATTTTTTCATCCAATCAGCCAGTCCTTCTCGGTAAGTTTTAGCAAACGCATAGCATACCGCATCGGCTAAGTTAGGCGATCGCCCGATAATACTCTTAATATCATCTTTTTTGGTAATCATTATTGTTTTCCCAGACTCCCACCACCGGAATGCACAGAGTTCTTCTTTTAATTGATCATCGGGAGGTAAACAGATCGGGATTTGATTCTTGGGGTCTAATAAGTCTCGCAGATTCCAGTACCAATAAGTCCGCATATTAGCAAAAGTCAAGAGTCCGCTTTTGTCTTTCAAATACTCGCCGTTTCCATCCTTCGCGGCTTCACTTCCTTTCAAGGGAATAACGTGCATTTTCATCCCTCGACAGGTATCGTGAACCGCAGCACCCACCCCAATTACGTCAATTTGTACCTTTACCCCAATGTTCGCCATACAGGAGGCAATCTGCTGTGCGACAATATTGCTGTCTGGGGTCTGGCTTCCATCAAATTCCCTGAGTCTATCAAGCCAGTTGTCCCATCGCAGAGCCAACACTGTCTTATCTATCCCACCCCTCGCCACATCCACACCAATATGGGACATTTTTAAGGTTTGAGGATAGTCAACCCATCGTTGCATCGCCAAAGTGACCCAATCCCCAGGAATAACTTGATAGGGGTCTGATTCTGGCTCGATGGTCATGTCGCCATAGAGAAGCTGCGATCGCAAAGGTTCAGGGAGAGATTGCAGCACCCCTCTATATCCTGAATCTTTCAGGAAAGGATTGTCGTCTAGTGTCGCTCGAATAAATGTGCGGGATCGGGGTTCTAAGTCTTCGTCTCCAATTCTGATCTTTTTAGGCTTGGGATAATAGAGTTTTCCCTCAACCTTTACAGGATCAAGAGAAGAAACCTCGTGGATTTCCTTGCCAATCGTGAGATAAAAGCTATCAACATCTACTTCTTGGTCTTTCCCGTTTACCCCCACAAACCAGCGCAACTCACCTGGTTCGGCAAGGTGTCTTCCCGTCTGAGATTCATATTTTGGATCAAGCCAGGGAGCCAGATAACCAATAATCCATCGCCCACTTACTTGACTGGGAGGATTAAACGTAAAGATTACTCGGCATTTTTGATGGGGATCGGGACTTCTGCACCAACCCGTTAAAAAGAGGAATTGCTCAAGGGAGAATTCTGTCACCTCGTCTACTGCCTTGAGATCGTGTTCAATCCCTCGCCAGTTTTCAATATCACTTTCATGTTGCGCCGCGCCAAACTTTAGAGTTCTCCCTCCGGGTATTTTCCTCCACAGCTTTTCGTTACTATTGTAAGTAGCCCCACTCCCCCGTAATAATAGCCGTGATTTTTCAATAATATCTAGCAGCCGAGGATACTCTCGCCGGAAAACAATTGATTTCCGGTGTTGTGTCACCGCCATAATCTGAATGATTGCGGTTTTCCCCCCTCCAGCACTCCCCCCAAACCCAATAATGTCAGCATGGGAAGACAAAGCCATTCTTTGTGGTTCACTTTTGGGTTCCCAAGGGTTCCAGTTTGCAATACTCTGTCCAGTAAATCCTAATTTGTCTAATACAGAAGGGTAGCCACTATGTCTTTGTTTTGTCACCTATCTTCCCCGTATAACCAATTGTGATTTTAATTTTTATCCTTCCCTTTGAAGATGGTCTAGTTGCTCTATTTAGAACAATTCTTTCCATATTAAAACTCCGTAGGAACACTTACCCCAAAATTAATTAACCAGTTATATAACCTAGACCTATCCTTAACAAAATCATCGTCCAATGGTTCGTTTTCTAAGTTTTCATCCCCACCTGTTGTTTCCCCTTTGGCTAACTCCTCCGCCTGTTTTAGTCTATCATTTGCTTGTTTACATAGCTTTGCCAAATCATCTAAAGAGTAATGATTTTCAAGTCCTCCCACCTTAAATATTAAGATAGCATCCGCTATAATATCAAGGGCTAAATCTCCCGTTGTAATAAGCTCCTGGGGAAGTAATTTAGAGTCTGTCCCATCTTCGGGATACTTGTAACCTAATAATTGTTCTAGTAAACTCAATCCTGGGATTAGCTGCTCTCGATAGGTGATTGGCTCCGTTGCTATAAAAAAATGATGGCGTGATTCTTGAGTTAATTGGTCAGGATCAAACTCAAAAAAATGAGCTATTTTTAAATAATGATAACGAAACCGAGGGAAAAGGTAATCATCCATTTTCTCTGGGTAAATGTGAAGCCCTGCAATGGACTTCTTTAAATCCAAAAGATATGCAGATAGTTTCCTAGACTCTCTAATAGCCACAGGGAAAACCAAGATAAAATTCCCAGTCTGATAATTTAATCGGAAGTGCAACATTAAAGCCACTCCTCCTGACTATCTTGCCAATTAACTAACTTGATTCTATTGCCAAATAATGGCTCGAATTCGCATTGTTTTAATTCCAAATATCGCCACCTTCGATTTAGGGATTCCCCTTCCTTGAAGACAAGATGGGCATCTAATTTTTCTATGGGTTCCTGTAGCTCTTGGGTCGCTTCACGGTAAATCACCTGCGTCCTAATTTTTACCGTTTGCCCAGAAAGATTGGGAGAAGCATAGATTTTCCCGCCTTCTTCAACCACGATTTGAGATTGACCTGTAATCCTATCTACTAATTCTACTGTTAGAGGCGATTTATTATCGGCATTTGGGAAGTAATAAGCGATCGCCTCGCTATCTGGTTTAGGGATTTTAATATCATATTTTGAAGCATTGCCAGAGAGGGATAATTGCCCACTATTCCCCGATAACCTCGCCTCTAAGAGCGTAAAGTCCAGAAATTCAGGGGTAACAGCCCATCGTTTTTTCCTGCACAATGCCGCGACTAATGGATGACCAGCTAACTTTAACTCAATTTTATCTTCGTCAACCTTGACAGAAGAAGGCAACACCAAATCAGGAGGGGTGTACAACTCGCCTCCTGACTCCTTTACCCAAGCTCGGCAAACTTTACGCATTAACAGAAGCGGAGATCGCCTCCATGCTTGTAGGGTGATTTGCGAGGGTTTCAGTGCCTGTCCGTGAAACAGTAGGAGGGTTTCCCCCGTCATAAAAAATGGCTTGTGAAACCCCTGCAATATTCCGCCCACCAGAGGGGAGAATGAAGTACGTTTTTATCTCTCCTATTTTTCGCATTTTTGCGGTTCCCGATGCAGCAGTGGTTTGGGCGACAACAATATTACTAGGCGTGGTAGACCCACCTACATCGTAAGTAATTGTTACCCCAGGCAAGTCAGAAGTAAGGGTTAAAACATTGGTCGCTGCCGTTCCTGAAACCAAAGCAGATGCAGAAGGAACTCCATTAATCTCCTCTAAAAGTCTTGTTGCAATTGTGGTCGCAGTATCACCTGACCTTTGGGTATGGGAGACAATAGCCGAGTTACCCCCGGCAGTGATTCCTATTAGGTAGTCATCCCCTGTACTCCCTGCTGTGATGGTCATGGTATTCACTTGAGACACCGCGCCACCAAAATCTGCCCAGGCTTCTAACACATCCTTTACCACCCCCCCTTCAGTAATTTGTGTCCGTACCCTTTTAAAAGGGATTGTTACCGTCAGGTCGGGTTGGGATGCAGGATAACTAATTGAGCCAATTGAAGAAGTCATTTGTTTTGAGTAATAACTTATTAACAATATTATAATTATAATTATGCCTTAAACTCAAAGATAATTCCGCAAAAAAATACCAATAACTTTATATAAAAATGACCGCCCAATCATCCGAGACAACAAAAAAAGAAACCACCACAGAGATTGTGAATCGTTATAGAGAAGACTCTCGTGTCATGATGCAAGCGTTAGCGGAGAGTGCCGACGCAAGTTCGATGCGAAATCCTCTCCCTGTAACGGGAAGAATCCAGCCTTTCTCTCAACAGCAAGTAGAAAACTGTTTAGCAGACGCGATCTTAAAACGAATAGCGTGGAGCCTCCCATCTTCGTCAACTCAAAAGATGTGGCAGTTATCCTTGGGAGATGATTTTTCTAGTAAGACGGGTTCTAAATTAGTCCGAGATTATTATGCCTATCACGAAAGATTGAAAACCATATCACAATTTAGAAAAGCATTGCAGTTCTCTCGCTCTCATGGTGGGACAGTTATTATTCTCAAGATTAACGATGGAAGACATTATTCCGAACCTGTTGATGAAGGCAAGATTAAATCAATCTCTGGGTTAATCGTTCGTCACCGATGGCAAGTTGCTCCTTCGGTGAGAACGGCTGCTAGTATATTTGACCTTGATGACATTGAACATTATGAAATCCTAACAATTGACCAACAAATAAAACAAAAATTACTATTTAACGGAACAAATTCCAAGCAGGATGATCGCCTGATTCATCGGTCAAGAATCCTCCGGTTTAATGGGGCATTAATGCCTGATGATTGGATGATTTCCTATAACAATGGATGGGGATTGAGTGTCTTTGACGAGGTTTGGAAATATTATAAAAACTATACAAATGGACTCAATGCAGTAGGCGAATTAATTAAAACCCAATCAGTTCTACAGCATTCTTTTGAAGGACTGCGGGAACTGATGATGGCATCTGATGAAGAAAGTATCGCAGCTATTAAGCAAACCATGAAATCAATCCGACTAATGTTTGATCTATATGGCATGGTTCTCCACGACTCCCGTGAACAATTCAACTGGAATGCCCGCCCCGTCGTCGGGATGGATTCACTCGTGCAAGTACAGAAGGATGGGGTAACAGGAGCCTCTGGGATGCCTCACACGATAGTTTGGGGAGAAAGCCCTGGGGGTTTGGGGCGTGATGGCAAGGAGACCCAAATCAACTATGCTAACTCGGTGGCAGAGTACCAAGGAGAGAGCTTAGATCCTAGCGCAGCTATTCTTGATCGTTATATCTTCTTGGCTAAAGACGGCCCCACAAAAGGCAAAATCCCCGACAACTACCAGAGGCAGTACCCTTCTATCTTGAGGATGACCATCGAGGATCTCCGCTCTGGACGCTCATCTGATATTCAGGCATTGGCTTCAGGTATTCAAGCCGGATTCATCACGACAGATGAAGCTCGGACAGTGCCTTCTAACTCCGGTTGGTGGCCAGAGCTTAACCTTGATCAAAAAGCATGGGAAGAAGCCAGGAAAAAAGCAGAAGAACAAGCAAACTTCCTTGGTGGTTTTGATATGGGAGCATTAGGAGGCGAGGAAGCTGCCCCACCCACTGAAGAACCCGTCGAAGAAGAATCTATAACTCAAATGGACAGTGCTGTTTACACCCCAATAAAGCGGGTTCTTAATTGGCACGGGCTATCAATTGGGGTCACTCACGACAAAGGGGATCTTCGCTATAACAAAACGATGAAGGTAGGGTATGGGCATATTAGACGCAGCTATGGACACGCGGAGGACGCAAAAGCAATCGACGTTTATATCAAAAATCCAAACTCACCTAGTCTCTGGAAGGTTCGGCAACTCAACACAACAACAGGGGAGATTGACGAAACAAAGTATTTCTTGGGTTTTGATTCCCCCAAAGAAGTGCGCGATTGCTATTACTATCATGCCGGATTAGATCGTTTTGGAGGAGTGGAGAAGTGCGATCCTACGGAATTAAACCAATACCGCCAAGATGCAGAAGAATTGGAGGGAGTTAATGAAGTTTATCAAAATAAGATATTAACAGATGTAGCAAATAGAATCAATCAACAAACTCAATTAGATTAATTTTAAATTAATTGGTTTTTGAATGCAACTTAGTCAACCCATTTTATTTCACTAGGGTTGGCTAAGTTGTCTAAACTGTTACATCAAATCTTTGTCGGTTCCTGATTTACGGGCTGCGTAAATCTATGTATAGGTTAAGGTAGTTTGGCAACAATTGGCACTTCGGACAGTAAGGACACCCCAGACCCACTGCAACGGTCTGTCTCCCGCCTATTCACCAAGAAATCAATACAATAAAAAAGGTGTGATTTTCTTATATAGAAATTATTTTGTAAAGTCCTGTTGATCTATAAGAATTTAACCTTAAAATTATAGTGATAACTTCTGATCAGAAGGGTTTTATCATGCCAATTCCTGTTAGTTTTTTCAATCTTACAAGAGCCGGAAAGGTTTACGCCTTCAAGCCCGAAGACATCTCGTTTGGGGACGACGACACTCTTGAGGTTAAATTAAATCAAGGGGGAGATATAGCGGTCATCCCTCTTGTAAAAAAATCCGTGACATTAACAATTCAGGGTGCTGTTGACACTGATCTTGATACGTTTGAAACCGAGAGAACCCAAAATGTCCAAAACTTAATTGACAATCAGCCGGTTGGCGCAAACATGGCTTTTGCAAACTATATTATTTACAGTGCTTACTTGCGAAAAGTAACCCCCACTGCCCCAATTACCGTGTCAGGGAAGACCTTGTTTGACACGATTGAACTAGAGTTTGCCTCTCGCGTTTACGTTTAAATTTATACTGCCTAAGCCAATCAAGGTTTAGGTAGTAGCCCCTAAAATCTATGTATAAAAAGATGACATTTATACTTTATAGACAAAGATTAAGATTTGATGCTCCGCCAACAGAAATCCAAGCGAAGTTAGCGATCGCCAAAGTACATCTCAATATTGGCAAAAGTGAACTTAATTAAGCAAAAACAAAGTACAATAGACTCATCGCATTAAAAAGGAAAATCAATTATGAAAGCTAAAAAAACTGCTGTTGAAGGACAGAAGAAAATTAAAACCGTTCCCCCTGCTGTTGTAGATGAAGATGAGGATGTTTTAGGGGAAGGGGAGACATTGCAGGAATTTGACAAGAGAATGGAGAAAAAATATCCGAAAAGAAGTTATGACGATTTGACAGAAGAAGAAAAACGCGAACGTGCCAAACGTTTTGTAGCTCAAGGGCCGGAAGACTGGTAAGTTTGCAATCCGCACCCGTACAGAAAGATTTAACTCAAAACAATGGTCACCACCTTAAACCGTCAAAATCTCCTTCGCTTTGATGCTGTTCCTACCAAGGAACAGATGCGGTTGGCGATCGCTCAAACACTATCCCTCCCCTCAATTTATAATTCTCCAGTTATCATACTGGACTTTGAAGTGGGTGATGATGGTAAAATTACGGGGCGGTTTAAGGATGCTGATCGTCCTCGTGTGTTTAGCTTCGAGATTTTGGACGATATCCGTTTTAGCCCTTTTAAGTCTGGGCGACTGGACAATGAGGAGGAATGGGAGGATTTTTCCCTTGGTTATAGCTTTCGCTTTGATACACCCGGAGGGGCTAAAAAAAAGCCGCAGTGCGTGAAACCCACGTCTTATAATTGTGGTAAATCTTGCATAAATATTAAGAAAAATTGCAGGTGCAATCCCGATGATGCTCAGTCAAAAGATAGAATAGATAAATTAAAGTCTCTGGCGAAGGATTTTAAAAAGGGGCAAGAAGGGGGAGGAAAGCAGAAGGAATCAAAAGTTTCTGAATCAAAGGACAAGAAACTTTCTTACTCTAATTTTGAGAGTGACTTTGAAGACCTTTATTTTGAGGAGAAAAGGAAACAAGAGTTAAAAGGTGTTGTAGCAATTAAACGCCGACAGATGTTAGATATTGCCGAAGGAAAGTACAATGTTCCCCGTGAACAGTTAGAGGATTATTTCGAGAAGTTAAAAGATAATAAAAAAATATTCTCAGTAATAGAGAAAGGGGAAGAATTATTATCTTGGGTTGGAGGACAGACACCCAAAAAGCAGGGAAAACAACCTAAAGCCAAATCTTCTAAAACAAAAGACTTAGTTGCAGGACAAAAAGCAATCAAGGAAAAACAGATATCTTATGCTAAATTCGAGAAAGACTTTAAAGAATTCTATAACGAAGAAAAAAGAAAGCAGGAACTACAGGGGGTTGTAGCAATTAAACGCAATAAGTTGTTAGATGATTATGCTAAAAAAAATGGGATTTCTCGACAGCAATTAGATAATCATTTTGAAAGTCTTAAAACCAATGGTAAGATATTCTCTGTCAAAGAGAAAGGGGAGGAGTTGTTTCAGTGGAACTAGGTTAGTATTTTAAAAGCAAGCTAAAACAGATCCAAGTAAAAAAATTAGAATTAATTAAATTTTAAAATATGGTCACAATTTCAAGTTATCAAAATCTCCTTCGCTTTGATGCTGCTCCTACGGAAGTGCAGATGAAACTTGGTATTTCTCAAGTTTTGTCGATGCCATTTGCCTACAACTCTCCGGTTATCGTTCTGGACTTTGAAGTAGGCAATAAAAACATCATCAAGGGACGGTTTAAGGATGCCATTAGATCCCGTGTTTTTGAGTTTGAGATTGGGGATTCTATCACGTTCAAGCCGTTCACCTGGAGGCGAACGGATAGCGACGTTGACCCGATGGCGTGGGAAGACTTCTCTAAAGGGTATTGCTACCGATTCGATGCAGTTAAGACCGTCAGAAAGGAAAAACCTAAGTGTGGCAATACCTCCTATAACTGCGGCAAAGCCTGCATTGGCTTAAACAAGAATTGCAAATCAGATCCCCCCGATAAACCGTCCCAGGAGAAAGTCGATAAACTCAGAGCCGCAGCAGGGGAGTTTAAAGCTGTTCAGGGCGATCCAACCAAGAAGCAAGAGGATAATAAGTTAACGCCAAAACCACAGGAAGTTAAGGCGGTTAAGACCAAAACTGCTAAGGGCGCGATCGCTAAATCAGAAACACCACCAAAAACACCCAAGACAACTAGACCCAAGGTAGGGACAAAGCAGTATGACGAATGGCTAGAAACCGAATCTCAAAAACTCAAGGGTAAAGATGGGGAATATGTAATTAAAACCCGTTCGGGGGATGAGACGGTCAAAGGAACCGTTTATGGCAATGGATTGGGGATTAATCCAAATAAAGGGTCTTTGTACAACACTCACAGCGTTACGCACATCGGCAGTGGCAGATCGTTGGGTGATTTTGATGATGAAGTTCAGGCTAAAAAGGCATTAGTTGAGTTGAACCGATCCGGCGTTAATTGGAGCGAACAAGACTTAACAAAAATTCCAGGGATAGAGAAGAAAATAGTCAAAGTTAAGGGCTTGATAGATAATGCCAAAGACTCGGACTTAAGGGTTAAACGGGATGCTAAAAGGAAGGTGATAGAGGAAAAACGAGCTAAAGACGATGCCAAAATTGAGGCTGGTATGCAAAGGTTTAGAGAGGAAGAAGCTAAGAAAAAACAACAGGCTGAAATAGACAGAAAAATACAAGAGGAAAAAAATAAGGTAGAGCGTGAAAAGCAAGTTGAGGCTATGAAAAAGATGGCAGAAGATCAAGCAAAAGTTTATCAAGATTATGAGATCAATAGAACAAATCAACTGATCGGAGAATTGAAATCATCCTTTGATGTTAAGTCATTGGAGTCTGAAGTTAGCGTGCTGGAATCGAGGCTAAAGACGGAATCATCTCCCAAGGCAAAAAAAGAGTTAAACCAACGATTAAATAATGCAAACATCAAACTAAAGGAGGTTAAAACATTTTTATCTCAGGACAAACTTGAAACCTATCCCGCTTTTTTGAAATCCAGAGTAAAGGGAATGGCTAATACTGTTGGGATTGAAAAAACCAGGGAGATTTTACAGGAGCAAATTGACAATTACAAGAAACAAGTAAAGGAGGAGCCAAAGCAAAAAACAATAAAAGTTCAAGGGGAGCGATCGCAAGAACAAGAATCCCCTCTAATTCCGAAAGAAGAAATAGTTAAAGAGGCTCCTAAGCGAATTGGGGATGGAACCCAAAAAAGCTCCCCTCTTAATGCTCAGGAATACCACAAAATGATGGTTGAGAGAGGGAATAATATCTCAATAGAAGAAGCTGAGGAAACTGTTAAATCAATCGTGTCGTGGAAACTTAGAAACGATGCCATAAGAGGAGATCAGCAACAAGGAAAGCCCAATAAAGATGCAGATAACATTGATAACTTTATCAAAAACTCTACACCTTATGAGGGAATGGTCGCTAGAGGGCTTAAGTTTTTCAGTAAAGAGGAAGCAGCAAACTTTATCAAAGGGGATGAGAATGGGATATTAAATAACCAGTCTGCTCATGCTTCATGGACTTCTGATTTTGATCAAGCTAAGAGGTTTGCTGATGTAGAGTCAAAAACAAATCCCTACTGGAAGGAATATTCTGAAAATCTTTATCCTGTGATTGTCCTTGCCAAAAATAAAACAGGTGTTCCAGCCCAAAATACAGGAGATGGATTACATAGTAACGAAGCCGAGGTTATTGTTTCAAAGAATACAAGGCATAAAGTTGTTAGGGTGATAGATAGAGATGGAATTATTTTAGTGGAAACCGAAGAAGTGTAACAAGTTAAAAAAATAGTGAATTTATCCTCTGTTTTGCCCAAAATAAAAATGTTATAATTAATAATAACAAACGCCTCTCGCGGTGCGCTAACACCCAGAGGCAGTAAACCTAAAACTTAAAACAGAGGTTCACCATGTCGGATATTGTAAGATCAATCCGTGCCGAATTGGAACTAGGCAACAGAAGTATTGACTGCTATCTATTCCCAGATGGGGAGAAACGGATCGGAATTGGTGGCGCGAGTATTGCCATCGGACGGAGTAAAGAGTATTTGGGTCGCTTATTGAAAAGCGAATCAGAGGATCTCGGAAAACTCAAAATCATGGGATTCTGTGGAAAAATTGTCGAAACGGAGTTTCTGTTTGGGAGAGGATCTACTCGCTCCAAAACTATTTCTTTGGCTGATTTTGATATTCTGATGATGTTTTTTGTTGACTTGCGGATGAAAAAAGAAAAGAAAAATCCTGAAGGTATTGTTAGGGATAAGTTATTAGAACAGTCAGGGGGATCTAAAGAGGTTTCTACATTGGCAGGAAAGATAGACATATTAACCCCATCGCAAATAATAGAAGTAAAACAGGTTAATGGATGGAAAGGGGCTTTAGGACAAGTTTTAGTCTATGGATATTATTACCCGTCTCATCAGAAAAGGATTCATTTGTTTGGAGAGTGCCATAGTAGCTATCTCGATATTATCCAAAAACATTGTCAAGAATTTGATGTTATTGTTACATGGGAATAAGATTTACCAGGTCGGCTAAACGGAGTCTAAAGCCCTCAAAGAGCTACAGGGTATGGGTTTCACAGGTCGCACAAAAGACACTGAGGTTAAGATAGCCAGAGGTGCGACACGAAGCAAGACCATCTCATCCAGAGACTTTACGAAGTTAATCACATGGGATGCGGTAGTCAATAATAATCAAGATTCCATTATTTTGTTGGCTGCGTTTGCCGAGACGGGGTTGGATGACATATTGGAAAAAGTCTTCACACGGCAATCGTTGGACTTTCTGTTAGAAAAAATAGTCCACTATAGCAAATGGACTATGGAAGACTTACAAGAAGCCCTCGATGCAAATAACGATGATTGGAGAGTGATCAGGGAACAAGAGCAGTTTTTATTAGAGGGCTAAACATCAAATTTGTTTAACAGGTTAGTATGGGATATATGCTACTCTTAACCCCATGCTAACTCTAAAATTCGTTGCTAACGGCTCCAAAGATTGGTAAACTAAGAAGATTAGCAAATTAAATTAATTCATATTATGATTACAACTCCCGTCATCAAAGCAAACCAATCTAACATGGCTCCCACCGAAGTTCAGATGAAGTTAGCGATCGCGCAAGTCCTATCCCTTCCATTTGCCTACAACTCCCCCGTAATTGTCGTTGATTTTGAGGCAGGTAACGGGAATGTGATCAAGGGTAGATTTAAGGATGCCTCCCGACCCCGTATATTTGAATTTAAGATTGATGACTCCATAAGTTTTAAGTCATTTACCTGGAAAAGAATAGACAGCGCGGATATCGATCCAGTGGTGTGGGAAGAATTTTCTAAAGGGTACACCTATCGGTATGACGCAGTTAAAACCAAGAGGAAGGAAAAACCTAAGTGTGGCAATACCTCCTACAATTGTGGCAAAGCCTGTATTGGGTTGAATAAAAACTGCAAATCAGATATACCGGATAAACCCTCCCAAGAAAAAGTCGATAAACTCAGAGCCGCAGCAGGGAAATTTAAAGCCGTTCAGGATGATCCAATCAAGAAGCAAGAAGATAATAAATTAACGCCAAAACCACCGGAAACAAAACCGACACTAGCGAACGAAGATAAAATGCGCGATACACTAAAGAAAGCTATCGCGGAAAATGAGTTGAATAAAAGTTTAGCAGAAACAGCTTATCAAAAATACCACCAGTATCAAAACGGACTAAAAAATGAAGCAGAAGGTTTATCATCTCGGTCTATCGCTAGTTTATATCAAATCCCCCACGCCACTGCTGTAGCTAGAATTAACGGACTTAGAGAAGCTGTTGGACTAGGAGGGTCTAATGCTGTATCTGTTGACAAAGAATTAGGGGGAAGAATTAACGACCTTTTAAATAATGGGAAACAAATTAAAATTAATTCGTCAGGCGGTCAACTAAAAGATCGGAAAAAAGAACCAAGTCAAACAACAATTAATGCTGACAAAAAATGGTCTGACTTTTTAGAATCTAAAAATGTTACAGAGAAAGGACTTAGAAAACTAGACCCTGAGACTAGAAAGAAAATTACAGAAGAATTTGAAAATACTCGGATTGAAGAAAGGGCTCAGGAGTCAAGCAAAAGGAAAGGTCTATCACTACCTGAAGACCCCAAACCATCCCCAAATTCAACAGGGGTTAAGGGTGCGGGGGGTAAGACACTTGACCTAAAAGATTTGTGGCAACAGACAGCCGACGCTGCTTATTCTAAAAATAAAGATGGGGTCTCAAAAAATCTTGAGCAATGGAAAGAAGTTGTTAAAAAACTAGAGTCAGGGGAGGGAATTTCTAAAGATGTTAACTTAAACGAATACGAAAAGTTGATGGATAATTTAGAAAGAAAATTAGTCCTTAACCCAAAAGATCCGTCTAATGTCGAGTTTAAAAAAATTACTGGGTCTATTTATAGAACTCTTGACAAGGCTGTAAGATACGATCCGTTAACTCAGGAAGATTTAGAAAAAGCTCACCCCAACTTTAGACCCATCATGCAACGGATGAAAAAAACCGTTACCAAGGTAAACGAATTATCCGGTAAAAAACAGCAATTACAAAAGGAATTAGACACATTAAAACACAGACAATCTTATAACGAGCTTATAGTCAAATCTAATTCAAGGCAATTTCGTGAAACGGCGATTGACAATAATTATAATGAGCTTAGGCTCCTTACGATGCGAAACCCGAATGACATGATAGAAGTCAGAAATCCAGTATCTAATCTCCCAGAAAGGACAGTATCCATCCCGACAAGGATTAATGAGATCAACAAAGATATTAGAGATTTGGCAGACGATAAAAAGGCTGTGGAGTCTTCAGATCGTGCTAAGGGCGAAATAGCTAAATTACAGACCAAAATTAAAGATGCTGAAAGTCGGGCAACTTCCTTAGATGGTGAAATTAAGGCGTTAAGAGAATCGAGAGGAACGGGATCTGTTTTATCAGAACCTAAGTCAGCCCCTATTCCTGCTGTAGCACAAAGAGCGATCGCTAAAACCAAGACTGACAAACCCCCTGTTAAATCGGTTGATCAACAATACAAGGATATTATTGCCAGTTCTAAAGATCCAAAAGGAACAGAGGAGGCTTTGTCATCGGCACTCAGAGGCGGTATAGGTGACTTCGAGAGAAAGAATTATAACGAGTATTTAACTGCGATAGCTTCTGGGACAGTCCCAAAAGGAATGGGAGACTATTATCAAAAGCAAATTGATAAATATAAGCCCGTTATTGATGCCGAAAACTTCATAAACGAGAGACGGCAAAAGGCAAAAGCAGGTGATTATGAAACAGAATCAGAAGCAGGGGTTTATATTCTTGATAAACTAAAACAAAAAGGCTACAAAGAGCATGAATATTATGATAGTCCAGACTATAAAATGGATTATGACAAATTAAAAACCGTAATGAAGTCTATGGAATTACCTCCCCCTCTGTCTGGTAATATTCCTAGTAAGGAATTAAAACAGACACTAACTCAGGGGGATAAATTGCTAGTTAAAGAAAGCACTTATTCTATGATGGGAGGAAGTTCCCCTGCGGGTTATCGAATTGTTGACGGTGGCGAAGTTCTAAAAGTTAATGTCAAGAATGTTAAAACAAGAGTCCAGGGCGAGTATATGGGGAAACCTTATAAAAATGAGCCATCCCTTGCCCTTGATACAGTTACCCACGTCATCCGAGATGGTAAACGTTACAAAGTAGATGATTCTGATAGTTCCCCTAACGACTTAAAGCCTGAAGTTACTCAACCCCAGAAGGCAGTAAAACAAAAGTCAATAAAACAAAAGGCGATAAAAGTTCAAGAGGTGCGATCGCAAGGTTAGTAGATGTTTCGGACGTTTCCATGTGTTAAAGCCTCCTTTTTTGTTTCGTTATACTGAAGTCAGATATATTCTACTCTTAACCCCATGCTATCCCTAAAATTCGTTGCCAACCAAGCCCAAAATTACCTCAATAAATTAATCAGAAAGTTTCAGAACCTCACACCTGAACTGCATAAAGTCGGGCAGTTTATGGTGGCATCAACCGACGAGAACTTTCAAAAGGAACAGAGTCCTTACGGGGAGAAATGGGAACACCTAGCCCCATCAACCCTCAAATACAAGGCAAGTCGGGGTTTTATTATGCAAATATTACAACGCCAAGGATTGTTGCGATCTTCTATTCGGTATCGGATTGAAAAAGGAAGGGTTGAGGTAGGGAGTCCATTGCCCTATGCCTCCTATTTACAAGAAGGCACTAAGAAAATGCCTAAACGTCAATTTTTAGGAGTAAGTCAACGCGATCGCAGGGAGATTATCGCTATTCTAAAGGGTTCTCTTCGTTGATCTCGACAAGTTTATCAATAAGACCTGGGTTGATTTCTTGAGGGATTTCTTGCTCAATAATCTTTAAAGTTTCCTTAGTCCAAGCAAGGATCAATCGTTCTGCCTCCGATTGATCCTCAGAAATTAACGAAGCGATAATCAATAGTTCTACGAAATCCGTCCGCCGCTCCCCCATTAAAATCCGTCGAATTGTCTGCCAATCCCATCCACTTTTTTCACTAAATTCCATCATCCCAAAATTTGCATTTATAAGATCCCGTCGAATTGACCGACCAAGAGCGCGATAGGGAGCCAACGCACCAGATCCTAGTGTCTTCTTAGAAGGATACTCTCTTTTGATAGTAGTCATTATTTATATCTAAATCATTGGTTTAATTTTAGTCGATTTTCTTATATAGAAATTATTTTTTTACACCATCTTTAAATGACTGATAAGGTGCGTTATTCTTTAACAAGAATTATTTTTTTTGTATTGAGAAATGGTTGAAATCAGGCTTGATGCTCCAGCTAAATTTAGGGTAATCAGAACTGATGATGGTCGCCTCCATTGTGAGGGGTCTTTTTGTCGTGATGGGGTGTTGGAATATCGTCAGCCTGATGGCTCCATAGTCCACGAACTCAGGAGACCGGAAACCAATGCAGAACTAGCCACAGTGGAGAGTTTTAAGCTCCTCCCCCTGGTAATTGAACATCCCCATGTTGGGCTTCTTAATAGCGAAAGTTATAAGGATTACGCAGTCGGGATGACTGATTCTTCTGCTTATTACAACAAGGCTGAAGGGGTGATCGAAGGCTTGGTGTCGTTTTTTGATGCTAAAGCGATCGCCCTAATTGATTCAAGGGAAAAGGAACAGTTGTCTGCGGGATATACCTGCGATATCAAACAAGGGGCAGGGGTATGGAATGGTCAACACTACGACAGAGAACAGATTAATGTTCGTGCTAACCATTTGGCTTTAACGAGCCGAGGAAGGGCAGGAGAAGATGCCCGTCTCCGATTAGATAGTGCTGCGGGGATTGGGCAAGCTATTGTAGGGCAAGCTGTTGAAAACCCTAGTAACCCCAACAAAACCAAAGATAATGGAGATAATGAACAGCGCATGGCAATAATTAGATGCGATGGAGTCGAATATTCAGGAATCCCTGAAGTTTTCGCTTCTATTAGTGGTACTCGATTCCGTGAATTAAAAGAATTAAAGGAACGCCACGATTCGCTTGTTACACGGTTTGACGCTACGATTCGGGAGAATCGGAAGCTAGAAGCCGCACAAGAGAACTACCAGTTTCGGTTAGATAACCTGGAAATCATTGTGGACAATGCTGACAATGTCCTTGGTGAGTTAGGTTATTACCGGAACGACATGGGGCAATACGTCCGTGTTGATGGGGGCAAAAAGAAAATGATGTCTTTTGTTCCCGAAGATGAAGAAATGATGGAAGATGAGGACAATGAAGATGAAGAAATGATGGAAGATGAGGATGTTATGGAAGAAAAAGAAACCATGACTTCCAGAAAGAAAAAAAAGTCCAAACCTCGTGCTGATGGCGACGATGAAGGCGAGAGTGATTACCGGGGTGATTCAATCGGGGATCTGTTGGCGATTTGGAAGGAAGCCGACAGTTTGTTACCAGGGTTCTCTGACACTCGGTTTGATAGTGGCTTCTCCACTAGCGATATCAAGCGCACTTTGTTGGCTGAAATCGAACCCAATATGGATTTGACGTTCCGATCCGATTCTTATGTAGACGGGGTTTTTGCCTACATTCAGGAGAATTATGATTCCTCCCCCACCGATCCAGGTGACGAAGAAGAAGGGGATGAGGAGGAGGAAGACGATGGAGACTCGGAGGAGTTTTCCCATCGCCTTGATTCGGTACTCAAAAGACCTGCTCAATCTACCTACGGAGATGAACTCACCGAATGGGAAAGACGACGGGTAGATGCCTATAAGCAGCCTTTAACGATAGGAAAAACACGCACGGGGTTTACTAGATAATGCGGTACAATTACAATCTTCAATTTGATCGGGCGACTCCTGGCATGGGCGAGGGATCTATTAATTTTCCGAGGGTCAAAGCCCTTGTTTCTGTCAAGAATGCTGTTAAAGAGGTCTGGACTCTGGCGGTTCCTGCCTCCCCCACTTCTAGCACTACATATACCGTCAAATTAAACAACGGACTAGGTACGGCACGTTTTACAACCGACGCTAGTGCCACTCAAGCGGAACTGCAAGCTGGTTTATTGAATGCAATCCGAATAAACCCTGCTTTTGGGCGACGAGGGATTGCTGCTGTTAGTGGGAATAATGTGTTGTTTACAGCACTGGAATATGGTATCGAAAATATCCTAACAGTTACTGGTGCTAGTTTAACAGCAACTAAGACTACGGCGATGACCATACCTCTTCCTGTCCCATTCGGTCGGTTTGTCGCCAGAGCAAACACTGAAACCGATCCCAAAGTTGCAGGGCTTCCTACTGCTACTACTGACGTAATCCTGGGCATTACTCGAATCGTCAAAGATATCGAAATGCAGCCTTTGATAAATCAAGGTGCAAGTTACGGTGGAACGACTTACCCATATCAAGATGTGATGGACGTGGTTGACCGGACAGGAGAATCGTCAGGGATCTGGGTTGAATGTGTCGAGACGGATATCACAATTAATGATGCCGTCTACGTCTCTATTGCTGCGGGACACGAGGGGAAAGCAACAAAGGTGACAAGTGGCACGATTAATATCTCCACGAAGGCTGAGTTCAAGTGTTCCCCCGTAGTCACTAGCACTGGTGCGGTGTGCGTTTTGATCGGCTTCAATGTTCCCTAATTTGTATAGAAAGAATTTATAAACTATGATGAACTTTTCTGGGACTACAAGGTTAGATGCTGATGAAATCGGGACGTTCTTTGGCTCTCTGATGGATTTAGAGGCTCAGATAGATAAGGAATTTGACCTTGCGGACTATCCTTTCGCTGCTGGAGTCATTTGCCCTCTGAATATCCAAAACAAGCCCTGGGCAAAAACCTGGGGGTATCGGTGGCTCCGCCACGTTGGGCAGTTCAAGTTAATCCGAAACTACACCACAGACCTTCCCGAAGTGGAACTGGTCTATGGCGAGATGAAGATGCCGATTCATAAATGGGGACAAGGCTATAGCGTCTCTGAGGATGATATCGCGGCTGTTAGTCGGATGGGCGAGAGTATTGAAGAAGACAAAATCTGGACAATTCAAGAAGCCGCACAACAAAAAATCAATCAGTTGGTGGCAAACGGGGATTTAGAAACCGGAATGCCCGGTTTCTTGAATCATCCCCAAGCACTGCGATCTTATGCTCCCTTCCCTTTGAACGGGTCAGCAACATCACAGCAAAAACTGAGTGTATTAAATGATTGTGTTAATGCTCCGACTCGGCTGACCAATAACCGAGAGAAGCCGGACACATTGTTGATGGATTCGGAAACTTACGAACACCTCTCCTCGGATATTATTCAAATCGGCACATCCGCATTGGATCGTACGGTGTTAGAGCATTTCTTAAAAGTCAACCCCAATATCAAAGAAGTCGGCGTTGTGTCCGAGATGGCTCCTGACTATTTAGAGTCGATTGGTTTAGCTCCCACCCGATTTATTCAGGCTTTCCGTCGAGATCCCAAAAAAGTCTCTGCTAAGATTTATCAACCGTTAAAGTGGACTGATACTCGTCCCATTGGTGTTGATTCTTTCTGGCGTGGTGCCAAGTTTAAGTTTGGGGGAATTGATCTCAAACGCCCATTCTCCATGCACGTTGTAGTATTACCTGAATAAAAATGTCTAAAACTATCATCTTTGACCCCAAACTAAATCCTCACAATCCACGCATTCCCTATGGAATATCAGTGGAGGCTATCACTTCGCCGATTCGTTTTTCCCGTCCCATTAATCGTGGGGGAACCAAGAAAACTTCCTTAGATGCGGTAGAAACACGGGGGAGTTGGATTCTTCCTGGGACTAATTTAGAACTTCCCGACGAGGACTATGAGTATATTATTCGGCATCCTCTCGGATTACAACTTATTAATTGCGGAGCATTCAGAATCATCTCTCCCACACTAGAGGAAGGGAAGTTTCCCACTGAAACAACCCTTGATTATATTGAAAAAGATGCCCTCGATCTGATTCGCAATTCTAGCGATATTGATTGGTTAGAACGATCCGAGAAAAGAGAAGGTCGTCCCGCTATTTCTAGGGCAATAGCAGAGCAAATCAAGAATATCAAGTCAGTCAATACTATGAACATCCGGGGGTAGTAAATGGTTCTCCCTTCCGATTTTTTAGCGGTTTATCCTCAGTTCGCTGTGGTCGAATCTTCTGTGATTCAATACAGTTTAAACTTTGCCGAGAATAATTACTGCGCTGGTTGGGCAGATCCCAAGAGAACGGATGGAATTATGTTGATTGCTGCCCATCGAATCAGCGTTGATTGGTTCCAGCAGGCGGATATTGCCTCTAGTGTTACGGGAATCGCATCGGGGTCAGGGAGTTCCACCCCTTCTGGCTCCGAGAATGATTGGTCTTTAACGACTTACGGGAGGCAATATATCCACCTCCGCAATACTATCTTCACTCCCCCTATTCTGGTTTTATGAAAGTACAATTCCCTGATTTCTCAGTTGATAATGGTCGAGTTACTTCTGCCGGGATAGTGACTCCTGCTTCCCCAGAATTGCAAGCTATGGCAGCGATTTACGTGGTGTTACAAGAAATTAACGAGAAGCTAGATAAGTCAGACCACGTTCACGCTCCTAAAGAGAAGAAATGAGTCAATCTTTCGTTGAGCAAATGACAGCCCTAAGAGACCGGATCTCTCCCCTTGCGGGGGGATTTGGCAATCCCAACATTCAAAACCTCGTCGTTCGCACAAGAGTGGGCAATGGGTACGAATATTTGGAGATTACCCCAACTCCGGTTATCCAAAAACAATTCCCAAGCAAGGATGGGATTGAAAATCTAGGCTCAGTGGAGGGAATAACTAGATCCTATTCAGTTAAAGGGATTTCACGGCGTTATTTAGAGGTGCAATTGAAAGGGGAAGGGGTTGACTATCTAGTCGGAGCCGATACTACTTATTACCCTCCTGATGGCGTTGTTTGTAACTTAGTCTCACTAACAGAAAATGTTGTGACGTGGGACATGGAGTTAGTTGAGAAGATTAGCTCACAAGGTTTCTACTTGTGATTAACTCACAAGGTTTCTATTTATAAAAGGTAAAATCATGCTGAAATCAAAACCAAGTTCTTTGTATCGGGTTGACGAAGATGAAGTAGCAGTGGGAAGTGGTGGGGGAGGAACTGCACCAACCGAAGCCCAAATGAAGCTATTTATTGCCCAAACTTTGTCAATGAACTTCGCCTATAACGCCCCAGTTGTTGTGCTTAAATTTGATGTTGCCGAGAATGGGAATATTACCGGATTATTTAAAGATGCGGCACGTCCACGGATGTTTTCCTTTACCTTAGACGGGGAGTCCGTAACTTATAAGCCTTACAAACCTGGTAAAATGGACAGCTTGGAGTCAGATGAGGATGTCCAAGAATGGGAGGCATTTTCAGAAGGGTACGGGTTCCGCGTTGATGCGGGAGTAGGGGGCAAAAAAAAGCCTCAATGTGTTAAGCCCACCGCTTACAATTGTGGGAGTGCCTGTATTAATGTGATGAAGGACTGTAAGACTAACGCCAAAGATGCAGTTTCTAAGGATAGGCTTAAAAAGCTGAAAGGTGTGGCGATGTCTTATTACAAGGAATTTGAGAAACTTGATAAGACAGAAAGAGGCAGTGACAAACAGAAGGGATTTGGCGACAAAGCAAATCAAGCTAGTCGGAAAAGACTTGAATTGATGGAGCAATCCAAAAGCAAAAAGGGGGTAAAGTCGGACGAACCCCAGATCAAGCCCAAGGCAGAAAGTAAAAAGCCTTCTAGTCAAAAATCATCAACACAGAAAACGGTAGAACCCGAAGTTAAAACCAAGCCAAACGTAGAACCTAAAAAGACGGAATCCAAGCCAAAGTCCAAAGCCAATCCCTTTTATAGTGACGAACCAATTAAGGATTATGAGACTTTCAAGAAGGAAATCCCTAAAGAATTAGCCAGGCTTGATTTTGAATACAATCATGGAGGGGTGATTCCTATATCGCAAGTGAGAGAGGATTTAAAAGGGCGAGTTAATGAAAAGGATTTTGATGAATGGATGAAGCAGTCAATGTATGATGACGATAAAGATACTATTCGACTGATATCAAGTAACCCAGAAAATAGACCAGATCCAAAAGGGATAAAATCTCCTATGGGAGGAGTGTACGATCACATTTCTTTTAGAGATGAAGAGGCAGCGAAAAAAGCAAAAACAGAAATAAAGCGGAAGCCGGGTCAAATTACGGATCAAAAAGAGTTTGAAAAAATAGCTAATGAGGCATTTGATAAAATCAGCAAGGCAAAGGGAGGGGAAGATCTTATAGAGATATACAAAATTCGCCAGGAATTAGGGGATAAAGTGAGTCGAGGTGATTTCAATAACCTATTTAAAAAGATGACAGAATGGGGAGGGGATTTTCAGGCTGTTGGAGGATCTTTGTCTACCCTAGCAGAAAACGATATAGGTATTAAAGATTCTATTCCCGATGAACTGAATGGGCATGGAACAGTTAAAACTTATGTAAAACGGTCGAAAGAGTAACGTATGAAAAACCTCAATGCCAAAAATCCATCTCCTACAATTCTGGCAAGACCTGTATCAATGAGTCTAAAGCAAAAGGAACATGAGTATAGAGACTAAATCATCACCAACAAAAGCACAAATGCAAGCAGCGATCGCCCAGACTCTTGCTCTTCCTTTTGCCTATAACTCCCCAGTGGATGTGATGGACTTTAAGGTAGATGGCACGGGTAAAATATCAGGGCGATTCAAGGATTCTGCCCGTCCGAGGGTGTTTGATTTTGAGTTAGATGGAAATACCGTCAACTTCAAACCTTACGCCCCAGGACGCATGGATTCGGGCGATGCAGTGGAACAATGGGAGGAGTTCTCTAGTGGCTACTCCTATCGGGTAGATGCGGGGATAGGAGGTAATAAGAAGCCACAGTGCGTGAAGCCAACAGCTTACAATTGTGGGAAAGCCTGTATTAACATCATGAAAAGCTGCAAGATTAAAACTGATGATCCCACAATAAAAGATAGGCTTAAAAAGCTAGAGGGAATTGGGAAAAATTATGCAAAAACGACTAAATCAACTAAACCCCAAAAGACATCAGAATCAGTTAAAATAGCTAAAGTAGATCCCATAATTGAGGTAGAAAAGCCAACAGAAAAACCAGTAGAAAAACCAGTAGAAAAACAGGCTCAAGAAAAAACAAAACCCCTTTCTAATGCACAAATAAATGCCCAAACAATAGAAAAACTAGCAAAAAAAGCGGGAGTTGATATTTCTGAATTAGAAGAAACTGCAAAAAAAGCAGGGGCAACTGAAGCTCAATTATTGACATTAAAAAATGCTGTTGCTAAATATCAAAAAACCAAGGGTATAGTGTCTGGAAGTCAGATTAAAACTACAAGGTCAGAAGAAGAAGGTTTGACAGGAGACGGGTCACACGAAGGGATGCCCAGAAATGCCCAGGAGTATTATAATCTTGCTACTAAAAACGGGAAGCAAATAACATTAAAAGAAGCTCAAGATACTGTTGAGGCTATTGAAGACTGGGCGGGAAGTGGGTACGAAGAAATAAGAAAAGATCAAAAAGCAGGACAACTTAATGAACGGGCGACACTTATTGACAACTATATTAAAAATTTAACCCCATACAAAGGGGAAGTTTACAGAGGGATAACTTTTGACAACAAAAAAGAGATGGATGATTGGTTAAAGGGTGACAAGGATGGATTGTTAGACAATCAAAACGCCCACGCATCCTGGAGTTCTGAACTTGAAGTTGCTAAAGATTTTGCATCAGTAGAAGATGATCTAGATAGAGTGGGTGTTGTAATTAAGTCGGTCAATAACAAGTCAGGTGTGTCTATTTCCAATCTAAGTGATTTTGGGAAGACGGAATCCGAGGTTATTGTTCCAAAGGATGCTAAACACAAAGTTAAAAGCGTTAGAGAAGAAGGGGGTGTTGTGTATGTAGAAGTAGAGGAAGTTGACCCCCCCCCTAATAGAAAAACCCGCTAAACAGGAAGAAGTTAAAGCACAGCAACAACCTCCAGGGCAAAAAGTTGGCAAGTTAACACTTTCTGTTCCGTCTGCGGAGGAGATCCTGGAAACAGTAGAAGAATGGGTTGATGAAGGAAAGAAATATAATACTTTTGCAAAGAAGGTATTAAAAGCGTACCCGAACGATGAAATCATAGAATATGGCAAGAACAAGAATAAAATTGAGCGGAAGTTACTTGAGAAAAAAATAGGCTTAGTTAGTGACGCAAGAGCCGTAGCTTTTGGGCTAGGAATTTCCACAGAAGAAATAGAGCCAGGATTACAAGATGCGTTTTTCTTAAAAGATGAATCTGGGAAAACTCAGGGATTCTTCCTTACAGGAAATGATAAATCCAAAGAATCTATGTATATAGAATTCTTGGGCACTAATCCGACAAATATAATGAAAAACACAAAAGGAGTAGGGAAGCAAATCATTTACCATGCTATTCAAGAGAGTATAAAAAGAGGTTTTAAAGGAAAAATAAAACTAGAAGCACTCCCCTCTGCGGAATCTTTTTATGAATCGGTTGGGTTTAAAAAACACATAGTTGATAATACTCAGTTTGAAGACGCATATTTTGATTTATCAGAAGAATCAGCCAAGGCATTTGTTGAGGAATATGAGAAAAGACTAAAATAAGATAAAATATAGGCACTATTTAAGGACAAAAGCATGAATAACAAACCTCAAACAGATGAAGAAATCCTGGTCGATATGGATGAAATTGATAACCTTGAACTTGAATACGGGATCTCTGCTGCCCCATCTCGTAAACTCAAGGCGTTGAAAGGCAAGTTAAATACGGAAGACATAATTAAAGATAAAACTTCTGGGGTGTCTCAAAGAAAAATCAATACAAAGTAAACCAACAAACCTATTTGTGATGTTCTGAAATGAAGAAGCCCCAGTGCGAAAAGCCAACATCTTACAATTGCGGAAATGCCTGTATCAATGTCTCAAAAAAATGCGGTCAGTCTCCATCTGATTCGTTTGGGCGACAAAGGCTACAAAAGTTAAGGGAGTTGGCGGTTTTTTACTCAAAAAGCAAGTCCAAAAAATTAGAGAAAAGTAAAGAATCAACCAACAAACTGATTACTACTATTGAAAGTAAAAGGAGTAAAGAAGCCAAAGAATTAAATCAAGATAGGAAGGTGATTAATGAAGATCGTCGTAGGGCAAGGTTAAAAGTAGAAGCAAAAGCCAAGAGAGAGCAGTTATTAAAATTATCTGAAGAATTTGAAGGTAAGTCTAAAACAAAAGGAGCCACTGCGAATGTAATAACAGAATCATTTCCTAATGCCAAGCTCTGGGAGATACATAATGGTTACAAACAACAGATTAGTAAAGTTGCCAAAAGCAATCCATTGAGTGCAAAAGAAATGACTCTAAAAGCGAACAAGAAGCTTGAAGTCATAAAAAAAGAAAGTACCGATTTTTTAACTCAATCCAGGAAATTAATAGAGGTAGACTCCCCAACCAAAATTAACGCTTCAATAAGCTCCCCCTCACACAAGGAAGGAGTTGAAGCATTTTCTCGAATGGTTTCTATTCCCAATCTAAAAGACTCAATCAATATCGTTGATGCCCCTCCAGGAGCCCAAGGGCGGAGTTATTACGGCTTGGGGAGCAATAACGTATATATGGGTGTTGAGTCTCCTAGTACAGTGGTTCATGAGATGAGTCACTGGCTAGAAGAAAAAGTTCCAAGTATTAGGCAGGAGGTTGTGGACTTTTATAAAAAACGAACCGACGGAGAAGACTTGGTTAAACTTCGAGATGTTACAGGGAACCCTGCTTACGGAGAAGAAGAGGAGACGAGGACAGATAAATGGCTGCATCCCTATATGGGCAAAGAGTATGAAAATGCGTCTGAAATTCTGTCAATGGGGATGGAATTAATGTACGAAAACCCTGCATATCTAGCCAAGAATGACCCCGAAATGTTCGACTTTATTTATAGTGTTGTGAGGAGAGGATGATTAAATACAGAGAAGACAAGAGGGAAAAGAAAGCTCAATGCGTGAAGACTACTTCCTATAATTGCGGTCTATCTTGCATTAATGTTAAGAAAAATTGCAGGATAGTCCCGAATGATTCAAGGTCAAAAGATAGGCTTGAAAAGCTGAAAACGATGGGGATTGATTACGCTAAAATTAGACCCTCAAAGTCTAAAGTTAAGCCGACACCAACCCCTATTCCGGTCATTCCCGCGCCAGTGATATCCGCGCCAGTCGTAATGCCAGAACCCGAAGTTAAAGAGACTCCAGAGCAAAGGAAAGCGAGGTTACAAATAGAATCAAGAGTTGTTCGGCAACGACTCGTGGGGATGTATGATGATCTTGAGCATGAAGAGAAAAGAAATCCAATCAAAGCCAATCAAAATGCCATAATAGCAATTAACGAAGAAAACCCCAAAAAGTTTTTAACTAGCAGGATAAAATTCTCCAATTCAAGAGCGAAGGATTATATTAAAACAAATCCAGAAAAAGCTCAGACATATGTGGATGCTGCCAAAATCGACCTAGAACCTGCACTAGCTAAAGTTAACGATCTTTTGGGTGAAGCCAGAAAATTAGTTGAAGTAAAGAATCCGTCATCATTTAATATAAAACAAAAAGGGGATAATATAATCTTTTACAAACACTTGTTAGATAAAGGAATTGACGCTTTTCAGAGGTTGGTCGATGTACCGAAATTGAGAAGTCCTGTCTCCATCGTAGTAACAGAACCATTGGGAAGCAGAAGCTCTTATTCTGACGCTGCAAAGAAAATCACACTAGGAACTGATGACCCGTCTGCCATTGTCCATGAGTTAGCGCATTGGTTGGATTTGTCTGACAATGGGGTCAAAAAAGAAGTTTTAGAATTTTACAATAAAAGAACGGAGGGAGAAAAAACGGTAAAGTTAAATGATGTTAGCAAAAACCCATACAGTAATGATGAAGTAACTAAAGTTGATAAGTGGTTAAATCTTTATATGGGAAAAGTTTATCCTGACAAGTCAACGGAAATCCTCTCAATGGGTTTAGAATTAATGTACAAGAACCCAGTATATCTAGCAAAAAAAGACCCAGAAATGTTTGACTTTATTTACTCAGTAGTTAGGAGAGGTTAACATGGCTTATCGCGTTAAAATCAATGGTGTAGTGGCAATTGTTGAGAATGGCGTTTGGTCATCCTCAACACCCCATTATGCCGAAATTCTAAATAACGTCTTGGCAATGGAGAAATTGGCAGCCATAGACCCTGATTCGCCTTTTTTCTGGCTTAATTCCCCTGCAACACCCGACCCCGATTGGTTGATTGCAACCGAGATAGCAAAAACCTTTGAGGGGACGGTAATGGATCAACCGATTACTCCTCCGGCAACAGACGAAGACATTGTTTATTAACCTGCGATGAAGTTCAATCCAAATGCTACGGTTTCCGAGGCTCAAATGAAGTTAGCGATCGCTCAAACGTTATCGCTCCCATTTGCCTATAATTCTCCCGTGATGGTGTTGGATTTTGATTTAGGGGATAGTAACGGCGACAAAATAACAGGGCGGTTTAAGGACGCTTTCCGACCCCGCGTGTTTAGTTTTGAGATAACCAGGAAGTCAGTTGTCTATAAACCCTTCGTGGCTCGAACTGATAGCACGGGTTTGAATGTTGAGGTATGGGAAGATTTCTCGTCGGGTTATTCCTACCGATCAGGTTATTCCTACCGTGTTGATGCAGGGGGAGCAAGAAGGGAGAAAGCCCGGTGCGTAAAGCCTACGTCCTACAATTGTGGGAGTGTTTGCATCAATATCAAGAAAAGTTGCAGAGCTAATGCTGACGATGACTTTTCGGAGGAACGGATTGATAAGTTGCTCAAGTTAAAAAAACTGTATTTAGATGAACTGTACAAAATACAGCATGAGGAGCAAAAAGAAAGAGAATCTTATCTTCTTAAAGAAAATAAGGAGGTTACTCTTGCGCTCATGGGTGCAAGAGAAAGGCAAAGAGAGCCAGAGAAACAAAAAGAGCTAGAGAAACAAAGACAGCTAGAAAAACAAAAAGAGCTGGAGAAACAAAAAGAACTAGAGAAACAAAAACAGCTAGAAAAACAGCTAGAAAAACAAAAACAGCAGCAATCCCCTGGGCAAAGAGTCGGAAAATTAATGCCTTTTATTGCATCCGTGAAAGAGATAGAGAAAACGGCAGAAGAATGGATTGATAAATCTAGTAAGTACGTTGCTACTGCGGGGGAAGCATTGAAGCAGTCCCCGTACGGTAAAATTATAAAGTATGGCAATAAGGAGGTGATTGAGCGAGATGTTCTGGAGAAAAAAAGAGATTTAGTTGATGACTCAAATGCTGTGGCGGCGGGTCTAGCTTGGGCAGTAGAACTAGAGCCAGGATTACAAGATGCGTTTTTTTTAAAGGATGAATCAGGGAAATCTCAGGGGTTTTTCCTTACAGGAAACGATAAATCTAAAGAATCTATGTATATAGAATATTTAGGTACTAATCCATCGAATATAATAACTAATACAAAAGGAGTGGGGAAGCAAATTATGTACCACGCTATTCAAGAGAGTATAAAAAGAGGGTTTAATGGGAAGATAAAGCTAGAGGCGTTAGCATCTGCGGAACCTTTTTATGAGTCAGTTGGGTTTAAGAAACGCATTGAAAAAAGTGCTAAATATGGATATGAACTTGAGTATTTTCATCTGTCGGAAAAATCAGCTAAGGCATTTGTCAAGGAATATGAGAAAAAACTAAAATAGGACAAAATATAATAGGATAAAATATAACTATCGTTTAAGGGTAAAAGCATGAATAACGAACCTCAAACAGATGATGAAATCCTGGTCGATATGGATGAAATCGACAGACTCGAACTTGAATACGGGATCTCTGCTGCCCCGTCTCGTAAGGTCAAAAGGGAAGACAAGCCTAAGTATAAACCCACTGGAGTGGCATCTCAAAGGAAGATCAATACAAAGTAAACAAATTAGCCCAAGAGGAAAGTCTCGAAAACGAAGGGAAAAGCCCAACGTATTAAGGTGTCAATAAACCAGTTTTTTGATAGAATAATTAAGAAAATATAGGATTAAAATGTATGACTTCTATTGTATTGGACGATATTGAGTATCCTTTGGAAAAGCCTATTGATTTCCTTCTGAATTGGGCAATGGAGGCATCGGCAGACGAGTTCAAGAGCAAGGAATCATTAGATAAAATATCAAAGGTTGTTAAGGCTGTTTGTCCTGCTATTCCTAACGACTACTTCTTTACGGTTGACCCGCAGTGTACGATCCCTTTGATTGACAGCTATCAAATAATTGACTTTGTAGCTAAATTAATGGTTTGTGTTATTGAGCGACGGATTAAGGTTATTGAGTCAATCCCAGAAGAAGACAGGGTATCTTTAAAAGTTGATATTGATCAAAAGGTGGCATTATTCCGTCAAGTTGTTGACCGCATCAGCAAGCAATTCTCTGACCTGAAGTTTAGTCTAATTTTGGGAGGGATTCAGATAACCAATAACGACAAACCACCATCCCCTGTGTCACAAGAAGATCCGAAACTTGTGGCATTGAATCGGCAGATGTGGACAGGGGTGTCCCCACAGACAGATTCAAAAATCATGGAACTGAAACGACAGATGGAGGATCTAAGTTCTGAGATTGCTCTACTAGAAAAGGTTTAATTCAGTCCCCGTATCGATCCTGGTACTCCTCAATCCCCATTTCTAGGAGCATCAAGAAAAAATAAGTCATCTCCAAAGAGTCAGAAGCGTCGTGCTTGCTGGCTTTTTCTTTTTGGGCGATCGCTTCTACCTTCTTATATAGGGGCATGGGAACACGGATGGACATTTTACGTTTTTCGATTCCGTCTGAAACTGGCATTTTATAGGACTCCTAGCGAATTTAAAAATATTTTAGCATACCCCTTGACATTTGTAGGACAACCGGCTATTATTGGAAATGTGGATGGGAAAACACCCGAAACGACACCCGCCACAAAAACCAAAAACGCCACAGTAACAAAAACTCCAGGACTAAAACTATGTTATTTACTCAACATACCGACCGCTTGACCGCTTCAATCGTGGGTATTCAATCCCATATCGACGAATTAGAAAACCAACTCAAAGCCCTTCGTGGTGACAAGTCTAGCCTTGAGTCGGAACTTCAAACAGTCCTAACCTTAGAAGGTGCGGCGGAATCAGCTATCAATCAAGCTCAGTCTTTTGTTGACGCCGCCGATTCTATGGGACGGACTGACCTGATCGCCACTTTCTGGCAGGCTATGGACGCTATGCAAAAAGGAGCGATCGCACAACTCCCAGAATCACCGGAACCCGAACCTACCCCCGAACCCGAACCTACCCCCGAACCACAATCCCCAACCGATGACGTGATCACGGTAGAAGTGACACCGGAACCCGAACCCACCACCCCGACAACGCCAGATCCCATGACTGAAACTCAAAACGGTAAAGTCCCTCAGTCGGTAGGGAGTGCGGCTTTTAGCACAAAAGATGCTACCTTGGAAGAACTAAAAGAATATGTCCGAAACTTTCAATCGGACGATAAGACAAAAGTTCACGGGAAGCTTAGTCAACGAAGTACCTGGGTAATGGCCGCGAAACAACTCTTAAATATCTCAGACTACACGAAATAAGTAAAAATCCCAGACTGTACACCTGGGATTTAATCAAAAAAGACAAGTAGATTCGCGGATCGATAAACCATAACCTCTTGATTTAATACTAACAAATCAAGGGGTTTTAGGATGTCAAGTTCAAGTCTTAGCGGAGTCAGTATCACGATCTCGGCAAGTAATCAAGTTTCTCCTGTCCTGAGAGCAATTCAAGGGGAGTTGCTTGGACTGCGCCAACCCCTTCAGGTGCTTGACTTGTTTCAGAGTTCCTTTGGGGGGATAACGTCATCTATTGTTCAAGCTACGACAACTATCGGCTTCTTTGGGCAGGGGATGTCAACGCTTCGAGGGTTGGTTTCTAACGGCCCGTTTAAATTGTTGATTGGGCAAACAGTCGAACTACATGGGCAGTTGCTATCGGTCGCCTCAACGATGGCAGCAACTTCAAAAATCATTAGTAACGGGTTTGAGATTAAAGACCCTACACAAGCAATCCTGGCTCTCAACCAACCTATAAACGATCAGATTAGACAGTTAAGGATTGATTCTATTGATCTAGTTGGGGTCACGTCTAAGCAGTTGATTCCCGTGTTTCAACAGGTGGCACAGGGTGCGACACCGATTGGAGCAACCCTAAGCGATGCACGGAGTTTAACTATTGACTTTGCAGCAGCTTTGGGGACTTTACAGGTTCCGTTATTTCAAAGTAGGCAAGAAATTCAATCAATTTTCCTAGGAACAATTGATATGAATTCTATCCTGGCTAAATCGTTGGGGATAACTAACACGATGGTTGCCAAGTGGAAGGCTCAGGGGACTTTGGTGCAGGAATTAACCTCTCGATTGTCTGCATTTAGGGCTGGGAACAAATTAGCCGCCGAGAGTTTTTCTGGGGTAACATCAAACATTCAAGAGATGTTTGAATTGATAGGACAAAGATCGGGGGAAAAACTATTAGCACCTTTGACTCAATCCCTAAACGAAGTCTATAAGTTTTTACAAACGAACCTTGAGATGTTGGTGGGTGAATCGGGGAAGGTTACAGATCAGATCCTTCGCGCGGGTCTAGCCTTCCAATCTATTTTTAAAACGGTTCTTGGGGATGTGGTGACGGTCTTTAAGGATGTTCCATTATTCTTGTTTACCTCTCTAGCGAACGCATTGGAGGCACTGAATCAGGGACTGGGATTCACGATGACGGTATTGCGTCCTGCCCTTAACCTGTTCGCGGCATTATCAAGTGCGGTAGCTCCCCTCGCTTCTGGTTTCCTTGTGATTGCCCTTCAGGTAAAAGCCCTCACTGTTGGAGTAGGAATACTTTCTAAGGCTTTTGGGATATTAGGCGGCATTCTGTTACCCGGTGTCGGGCAAATCTTCCCCCTCCTTGTTGCTAACGCAGGCGCTTTAGGCGCTGCTTTTACAGGGCTTGGGGGAGCAACTATCTTCAGTTCTGTAGGCATGGCTCAATTCTCTGCCAACCTTCAGCAAATACCCGGCGCAATGACGTTAATGGCTTCTGCTACGGCAGCGTTAGGGAATCTTCTCAGGACAGTTGGCTTGGCGGTTGTCGCATTTGGTGCGTTCAAAATAATTGATGAATTTATCCTCAAAAACAGGGGGTTAATGGAAGTCCTTGGGGGTGTATTTGGGGGGTTGGGTGAAGTTGTCAATATTTTAATCGGGTCTTGGCAGTCAGCCTTGATCACTTCGACTGTTGTTGTCGGGGGGTTAGCGATCGCATTCCGCGCTCAATTAATCCCTGCGGTTTTGTCGTTTATCTCAATTCAATTAGCTGGTGTTGTAACCAGTTCTGCATCTGCATTTGTGTTTCTTGCCGGAGTATTGACTTCTCTTGGATTTAGCAGTATGGCTATCACGGCCGGAACTGCTGCACTTCATTTACAAATGCTGTCTGCGTCTGCAAGTCTGGGAACATTGACTATGGGAGGGTTGGCTCTTGCTGTTAAAAGTGTAGCCTTATCTGTAGCTACGTTACTCGCTCCTTTAGCTGCTGTGGCTGCGGTAGTGGGAGGTATTGGACTTGTTCTTTATAGTCAATCCTTAAAGGATTCTACAGAAGCCACACAGGAGTTAGCTAATAGAACTGAAGAATATGGGGATTTAGCTATTGATTCGCTTGAGAAACTGTCTGTGGCTCAGAAAAAGCAACAGGAGTCAGAGAAATCAGGGATTAGATTGACCGACGAAGAATATAAAAACAATCAAAAACTTCAAAATCAAGCCAAACTCAGGATCGGATTAATAGAGGATCAAATAACTGCATTAAAAGAGCAGGAAAAAACAGTTAAGGGTGATGCCAACAAGTCTAACATTCAATCTCAAATAGGTGAGCTAGAAAAACTAAAAACGGCATTAGCTCAAGCATCTTCTAATGTGGTTATTGCACCAAAAGATTTAATGGTATTAGGGACGGCGTTAGAACAGTTAAAGAAAAAAGCAAATGAAGCTATGGACGCAATTCTAAAACCATCTGGAGATCAGGAGGTGTTTAAGAAAAAGGCATCTGAGGTTATTGAATTTAACATGGCTTTATTGGAAATGGGGCAAACAATTGATAAGGATGTTATTACTAAACTACGTCAGTTAGCTAACGATACAAGGTTAGATCAAGAGGTTCAACGCAAGGCACAGGAAACAATTACTAAAGTCATTGAGCAGGAAAGCAAAAAGCGATCCGATACTATTGCAAAACAAAAAGCAGAGGTAGAATCTCAACAAAAAAACGGGGAGATAGGAGTAAGGAAATCGGAAAAGTTAATAACTGATTTAACTATCAAGGAATTAGAGGAACGGAAATCAGCCCAACAAGAAATCCAGTCCGAGCAACGAGCTTTTGGAAACATTGAAGCAGCCCGAAAAGCCGGGGAAGAAATCAAGAAAATAGAATCAGATATTACTAAAGCAATTGCAGAGGAACGGTCTAAACGGAACGAGGAACTGGTTAAAAACTTTCAGGAGCAACAGTCAATTATTGAGGGGTATCTCGCCCAAGGATTAACCACAGAGAAAAACTACAATAACCAAAAATCACAGTTACAAATCGAGGGATTGGACGAACAAATTAGGCAGCAGCGAAACAAATTAGGAAAATTAGCAGGGGATGATAAAGAAGGTCGGGAGGCTATTAACGCCGAGATAGGGAAACTCCAAGTTCAACGGCAAAAAACAATTAAGGACGGTTATGATCAAGAGCTTTCTACCCTTGAAAAACAACTCCAGAAAACCGTTGATTTAGTCAAAGAGGCTGAATTAATTAGACAAAGTGAAGTTCAGAAGTCGTTTAATGAATTTGGAGGTAATCAGAATTTAATTAACGAGGAAAATGTAAAAAACAACCTTAAGACCCTTGAGGCTGAATACAGTAACACGGTTAAAAAATTAAAGGAAACAAAATCTCAACCAGC